TTAAATAGCCAGCAATTGAAGAAGGGGAGCTTTAAGTTAAGCTCAACCTAAACGGCCTTGCTTAACCAATTCCCAAGCAGTTTCCTTGTTTTGACGGACCTTTGCTCTATTTCGCAAAAGTGCCTTGTGAGACCAGGGTTTCATCTTATGAATAATTACGTCTATTTTTTCCCAGTCAGCGCTTTTCTCTGAAGCAGTACGGCCATGTTCACCAAAAGCGGCCAGCAAGGCTCTTGTTGACATACTGAAGCCGAATAAACCTTGTAATAAGCGGTTGCCCATGGTCGCCGTCATGTCTAAATCATATTCACAGGCGATCACGTAAAGGACCACAAGCGCAAAGCCATTTTTGCGCTTGCGTGATAATGCTGACCACTGGGCTGCATGATGTGGGTCTAAAATACCTGTTTTATTTAATACAGAGGTAGAAGCTTCATAGCGGTATAGGTCCATTCTTTTGTAAATAAGAGCCGCTGCGTCTTTGGTGTAATCCTGATGGCTATATGGCCGTAATCTTGAGTAGTAATTTCTAATATGATCAATGTTCATAAAACCCTCACTTTCTGGCTATTTAATATATTATTTAGCCTACTGGTAGTGGTCCTATCTTATTGCGTTTTGTCTATATATATCAATTAAAATAGCAATAAAGCTCATAATTATTAGAATCCATAAAAAAGGACTTCAGGTCTAACTGAAGTCCTTCATATTAAGCAGTACCATCTACATGATGCCTCATATACATTTGAGTCATGGCTAAGATAAATTCATGCTCTGTGAGTTGGTGTGAATCTTGTGAAAAACTTTGGACTAAAAAAGTAATATTGCTTATAGGAAACTGACTTAATTCAGGCTTCATTTCGCACATCTCTTTCATCATTACGGGAAATGCTGGGTCCCTTTGCGAAAGGTCAGTTTTTATAGAAAACCCTGCTTTTAATTGCTTATGTGAACCAACTTTTTCGCAAATAATAATTAAAAATAGATTTGGAAGTTTATTATATAAGCCTGAATCGACAGTATTCGGGAAAGTATTCAATTTCCCTACTCCATCAAATACACCGTGATGTAAAAGCATTGTACCCTTTAAAGCATTCATCAAATAATTGCCCTTTTTCTCTCTTTGGCCATGGAAAGAAATGACCTGTTAGTTATAAAACAAAAACGCCCCTTTCGGGGCCACAATTAAGGAATATCCTTAATACATGATTCAACATATTCCATAATATCATCATTCATTTTTTTACCGTTCTGGGCGAGATAAATCTTATAGCGTCTGTGCTGGTCTTTGGTAAATACAATGCTGGTGCGTGTGGTTGGACCTTTATCTAAAAGGTTTTCCAGCTGTTGTTGCTTCTTTTTATCAACGACAGCATCTTCATTCTTTCTTGAAGGTCTGGTAGTTGAGATAGACATGCCTGACATAACTTGTTCCTACAATACTTAATACATATAAGCGTATTTGCACTTATGCATTTATACACTTATATGCAGATACATTTAAATGCTTTACGCTGCTTTGCTGATGAATTTTGTAATAATTTCATTTGCAAGGTTCATTACTTGCTTAGCGGCTTTGCTACGTGGAGCAAACTCAATAATCGTTTTACCTGACGCAATACAGGTTGATAGATCTGTATAGTGCTGCATTGGAGTTTCAAGCACAGGCAATTCAAACTCAGATAGGATTGTAGAAATATCTTTACTAATTTTTGTGCTTGAAATGCTGCGTGAAACAATAAAAGCAGCTTGTAATTTTCCATCTGTTAGTTCAATACGAGTTTTGACCATTTCAACTAGGTCAGCAGTAGCCCATATATCCAATGGCGAAGGTTGCACTGGGATAAGTACAAGATCGGCCGCTTTAATAGCTGAAGCACTCATTGCTTCCACAGTTGGAGCACCGTCAATAAAGTTAATGTCGAACTTCGATAACGCTTTAATGTCTGTATGAATTGTGGGACGGTCAATACCAAATACAGGGATAGGATTTTCCTCACTCACCGCTTTCCAGTCACGCATATTCCCCTGTGTGTCTGAATCAACAATAGCAACGCTATAACCCAATGATGTGAACGCCCCAGCTAAACTCATTGTGATTGTGGTTTTGCCAGCCCCGCCCTTTTGATTAAGTACCGCAATTGTAAAAGCCATTTATAAATTTCCAGTTTGATGATGAATCCATTGAAGTATAAGGGCTAATTATCTGCACTTCAATGCATAAGTGTAAAAAATCAAAAGTGCATAAGTGCATAAGTGCATAAAATGGATTGAGATAGTTAGTTTAGGAAAATCAAAGGATAGCCGAATTTTATTTATCCGATCATAGGTTGAATATGATTCATTAAAGGTTGTCTTATGCAAAATAATTTAGTTCAGCCTCCACGCATCCGCTATAACTTAAATGAACGTGGCAGAACGCATAGAGGTGTTGAAAGAAACTTCAATATTCCTGAAATTGTTGCAGCAATCAACTCGCCAGAATGCCAAGAAATGGTAAAAACACGGGCGATGCTGGGGTATCTGGGTCACTGGGTTCGCATCCGTTTTGGTTTGGAGCCGTCTGAAGGCGGTATTGCTGAAGGAAAGATTCATAATATTGAGCCAGCGTTCGTTACGACTTATTTAGAAGCCTTCCCAAATGGCGATGTTGTGCATCAAACTGAATTTTTAAATAATCCGACTGGGCTTATTGCATGGCGTATGCATGACAGTAAAGTTGGAGGCTTCAGCTCTGTAATTGATGAAGCTAAGAGGATCTTCTATGGCTTTGACTGGGTAAATGACCCGAATTATTCAACGAATAGAGGTTATGCGCTTGCTTTAGATAGTGTGAATAACGGGGCAATGTCATTAGATGATGTTGTAGCAGCAGAGCTTAGCGACCGTACAGAAGCAATGAATATTCTTTTAGAGCGTAGTGAGTATCGAGAAAAAATTGCATTGGACAGTGCAGCAAGACTAAGCGAAGAAAATGACCAGCTATTAGAAATGTTGGCTCAGTATGATGCCAAATATAAAGCGCCTATTCTTCCTGATTCAAAGAATGAAGCTACTCTAAGAATGGAACGGGATAAAGCTACATTCGACTCTACCTTAATTTTACCTCGTCACAAAACTGAGCCAACCAAAGAGCAAAAACAATCAGCTCAAGAATATCAGCGCTTACGTGGTCGGATGGGGATTTAATTATGTTTGAACCAGTAAAAGTAGCCTTTGCTGAATATTTGCAAGGATTCTATAAAGAGCTTAGTGCCACCACACCAGCTCTCAAAGAATATAAAAAACGTGGATTTAGTTATTCATTTGTTTATGCGCCCAGCCGAATGGTAGACCAAGCAAATGTAATGCTTGAGGCATGGCAAAGAAACGATACTTCAGGCCAAGCAACCACACCAGCAAAGCTACCTGTTATCATTTTTTCATTTGCCAAGGATTATATGCCTACTGGCCGTGATTATAGTTACCAAATTTCGGACCCAGTGGATGTAATTATTCCTTCAGATGAAAAAGAACGTTATTTTCAACTTAAAACCATTGCTGGTGATTTGAGGGTTCAGCTGGCGATCTGTGCAGCTGATGAGCCAACGGCCAAAAGCATCGCTGCTCAGCTGTTATCGTATGTGGATTCACCTGTACAACGTGGCTTTGATGCAAGGTATCAATTCGCACAACAGGAGATTAAATTCCCTTGCCAGATTGATACGCCTGATACGCCAGCCTCCAATGTAGAGACTGGAAGTAAAAACGTTACTATCTTAGCTGTGGATTTCACTCTGCATTGCACTGTGCCTATCTATGATGCACCAGATGAGGATGAGCCTAATGATGGGAAAGGTTCTGGTCCTGATGACCCTAGCGGTTTCCCTCTTGTTGATTTGATCTATCAGAAGGATGAAACAACGATTAGAAATGGCCGTGATGTTGAGATAGGTAATTAACAAGGGTTCAAGGAGTTATGCTGAATTAATTCCTGATGCTTAAACTTTTCATCGTAACGTCTAAAAGCCTCTTTAAGTGTTTCGGCATTTATTGAGGCTATTCCTTCCATGGTGTTGTCTGGTTTTATTAAAACAGCGTCATAGATACCGCAGCTGTCTTTATAAATAACTTTAAGTCCATGCAAATTGTGGCCTTGTGCGACCAGTGACGCTAAAACATTATGCATATCGTTGGTAACGCTTGGACCATCTAAATCTAGGTCCTCAATTATCAAAAAACCATTATCAGAAAAGCTAAAATCGAAATCAGCAGCACCATAAAGGTTGTTTTGACCAAGCTTATTTGAATGTCGCATTTTGAAAGCCTATAAAGATGATGATTAAATGTAGTTTATACCTTTATAAAACAATGGGAACCCTTCTAGTATGCATTTTAACCATCAATTAAGTGCATAAGCATTTTTGCATTTTAGTGCATAAACACTTAAATGCTTTAATGTATAAGTGCAATTTATTTAAATTTTTCTTATGTTAGAAATAAGCATTAATTTAAAGCATTTAAATGCATTAGCGTATAAGTGCAAATGCATTTAAATGCTTTAAAGTTTCAACAATAAAATAACTCTCGGTATAAACATATTTGCACTAAAAAGTATTAAAGCAAAAGTGCATAAGCATTTTAGTGCAATAAAGATTTGATACACGACTAAGCACTTATATGCAGATACATTTAAACGTTTTGGCGCATAAGTGTAAAAGTGCATTAATCACTTCAATTGATTTATTATTAAACTTTTAAGCGTTTTAGTGCATGTGCATTTAGGCGTATAGAAATTTAAGTGTTGTAGTGCATAAGCATATAAATGCATTAGTGCATAAGCGTTAATGCATATTAGTGTATTTTCATAAGTGGAAAAGCAAGCAAATCAAGGCTAAACAACAAAAATAGAATGTTCACTATGTCTCTATGAGGGTGACTTGGTGAAACAGAAACTACAAGCAAATATCTATGGATTTATGGGAAAGCCTGCAAGTGTATTTGGTGTATATGATACAGATACGGGAGTTTTGGTAATTGTAAAAAAATAAATAAAACTTCAGGAAAGGAATGCAAGCTGTACCTTTATCACTAACAAGCCTAGATCAGAACATGATTTCTTTCTTGGTGATGATCAGATGCTTAAAGCCATTTCTAGTTATTACCGTCTTAAAAATGGTTATGCAGAAGATAACTTAACTGCTCTTTTAAGTTTTAGCACAAAGGCTGGTGCAGCCGACCCAGTAAGCAGTATTGAATTAGATGGTGTTTCAAGTAATGGCCGCGAATATCGAATAAGCGCTGATATTACAAATCTTCAGGTAGCAACTTTAGCAATGTGCCTGTATGTCGAAAAAGGGCGCGTGGTAACAGATACGCTGGATATGTTTGATGCACTTGCTGCAATCCATGGAGATATTGACCTAAACCCACTTGATGACCTTAAAGAAGGTCTTTGGGTGACGATATGACAGCTTACTTAGATCAGAACAGCCAAGCGGCAAGGGTCTTTTTCAAGAAAGTTTCAAACTTTGTGCAAAATGCAAAAGCATGGGATGAAGTTGTTAGCTATGAAATTAAACCAGACGAGATTGTAGACGCTACATTAATCAGCCGCCGTGTCTATGGAACCTCAGATGAATTTTTAACTGTGATGGCGTGTGCAGGGCTTGATAGTTTCGATGACACATTTAAACAGGGAGTTTTAAAGCTTCCGAATGCTAATCAGCTTGAAAAATTAAAGCGTGAATCAGGCTTTGAGTCAATCAATAGCAACCGCAGAGATGGTCGACCACGTTGGAGTCGTAAATAATGGTCGATTCCGCACATAAAATATCAGGCTCTCTGGGTGAAGCTAAAGCAAGGGCAAAGGCTAACCAAGAGAAACGAGAAAGCGCTCCGAATATCCTGAATCCGCATGAGGTTAGGGGGGAATATGACGCTAATCGAATGCTGGAAACAACATTAGGCGGCATTAAACGAATAATGACCGCTGAAGATCTAGCGCAATTTAGACGTAATGCGGCCATTGCTGGTAAAAACTTCGTTGGAGGTATCACAGCCAGACAAGTTATCGATCATTCACTGGCTGAAGATCGTAAGAGAGCACGGCAACAGATCCTCTGGGCAACGCCAGCGTATTCAATGAAAAATCAAAAGGGAACCTTAACAGTTCACTTTAATACAGATGCGTCAAAGCAGAATGGTAAAAGCAGACATTTTGTTCAAATAGAATTACAGGAATATCAAACGGCGATTGCTTCAGGTGCTCATTCAGCACAAAAGGCAGCACGCATAATGACAAAGGGAAAGCTCAAGTTTGATTGTAGTTGCGGTAAACATGTCTATTTCTTGCGATATGTAGCAACTGTAGGCAATTACAATGCTGGTAGGGCTGAAACAGGTTATCCAAAAATTCGGAACCCCAATCTTGTTGGTATCGCTTGTAAACATGTTTTACGAGTAATGGCTGAGTTGGAGGGTGGGGCTTATACATTGGCCTTTCTCACCAGAGCGATTGATCAAGGGCGAAAGTCGGCCGATGGAAGCGTTAGAACTCAGGCCAAACAGAAAGATGCAAACGAACACATTAAAAAACAGTCTGGCCGTTCTACTGGCCGATTGGATTCCAGAGAGGAACGAGATCTGCATAGGTCGCGGTTAGCTTTGCGTAAATCGGCAGCCGCCCACAGGGTTAATATGCCAAAACCTAAAGTCATGGCTGGTGGTAGTCGAAAACTCGGCCAGCTGGGTAAGTTAGCCAATAACAAAACCACTGAAACAATTCTGCTGCAAACGATTCAAGGTTTAGGGCTTAGCCGTGAGCAAGCACTAGCATTACTTCAAAATAAATAAGGGTTATTCCGATGTTACACAATGTACCAAAGGCTCTAAATGCCGTTACTAGAAACGTGGTGATCAGACACCCTAATACTTTTAATTGTGAGTTCTACCGTAGAGAAGTGAACCGAATGGAGCCTGTAGTTGGTGAGAGGGCCACCATGGGCGGTGCAATGGTTTTGTCGATCGATGATGAGCCTGACGTTAACTGGTCGATGATCGGCTTGGGTTATGCACTGGTCGCTGATCAATTCCAGCCTTCAATAATGATGGATAGGGGAGATGCCAACAACGGGAATGGTGACGAATTTAGATTTTTAATCGAGCCAGATTTAGAGCCTACTGAGGGTGGATTTGAACCTAAAAAGAATGATGTGTTTTATGTAGTTCTTGGTGATATTCAGGATGAGAAAGCGCCACGCATTGCTTATGAAATTATCTTTATTGAAACAATAGTGAATGTACCGCCATTTGTGCCTCGATATGTATGTAATCGTAGAGACGATCTCGCACCACACATATTAATGCAAACATAGTTCAAAACAGGAAAATTAGACAAATCGGCATTTTTTGAGAGGCAAAAATGAGTCATACGAAACAATTCGGCATCTTATTGGAGTTCAAAGAAAATGCCTGCTCGTCAATACAACAAGCAATCAACAACTGAAGTAAATAATTTTATGGCTGCATTCCAAGAGAATGCACAAGATAAAGGCACATTTGACAGTGCAAGCGCTAAATCATTTATTAATGAAGCATTAAGTCAAAATACTGTACCCGTACCAAAAGCATTCCAAGCTGTATTAGATTCAGCAAGTGACGGTGAAGCTGATCAAATTATGCGAGCTGTAATGGACGGTGAAAAAACTATCAAGTTAAGCACGGCCAAGAAATGCCAGCCGATGTTTTAGAACAAGCCTTCCATTCTGCATATTCCGTTACACCAGAAGCGCAAAAGGTAGCACTCGATGCGACAGGTACGAGCCTTCAGTCAGCTCAATCTTATCAATCGAATCGTGCAATTATCGCTATTTTAGCGACCACAACTGAAGCAATTCCGTTTGTGCACTACTTGCCAGCTGATATTAAATCCAACGAAGCAAAGTTGGCGATTCTTGAACATATCACTGGTTCTGAAAGTGGGCATTACAAAGAAGGCGCATTGTTAGATGGCGCTCATTCAGGTGATCGCTATATTAGCTCTGCAAGAGATCATGTTTTAGAACATGGTGAAGATGGAAGTCTCTCAGGTAAAATTACGCTTATCCAAGAATCACAAGATAAATGTGACCCTAATGGTAAGGTCGTTAAATTAGTCCGTGGCTCTACGATTATTTACGTTAATGGTTTACGTGCAGGACAAGAAGTACAAGCTAAAGCGGCAGTATCGCCAATTGCTGGCTCGGTAGTTCTTGAAGGCACTACTTATACTCTCTCTGGTACAGTAAATACTGATAACGGCGACATTGACGTTAAGGTTAATCCGCCACTACCTAAAACAGTTGCAGTTTTGGCTGAAGGCTTTATCGACTATGAGCGTCAAGAAGACCTTACTCCTGAAATTATTACTGGTGTTGAAACCTTTAATCTTTTTGCAAACTCATGGCGTGTAACAACTCGCCAATCGATTGATTCACGCACTCAGATGGCTAATGAATTGGGCTTAGATTCATATTCTGAAGGCGTTATCGCAATTCAAGCTCAATTCTCCAATGAGCGTCATTATGACGTACTTCGTAAAGCTCGCCGTGTAGCCGTGTGCAACCGTGAAACTTTTGATTTCAACTGGTCTAAAGCTGGTGATTTCAAAGTGCGTGCTGATATTTGGCGTGACTTCTCAGGCGTTCTCGGCTCTGTATCTCAAAAAATGGCGTTATTAACCATGAACCATGGTGTTACCCATTTATATGTCGGCGAAAAAGTTGCTGCTCAAATGCGTGGCTTGCCTAGCGATATTTGGCAATCAAGTGGCATTACTGCAAAAGCTGGTATTTATCGTTTAGGCCGCTTATTTGGCATGTATGACGTTTACTACTCTCCACGTGTAGTTAATGAAAATGCTGAAAGCGCTGAAATCCTTTGTATCGGTCAAGCATCTGATGTGACACGCAACCCATTCATCTTGGGTGATGCTGTTGCTCCTACAGTTATCCCTCTTGCGACAAACTCTGACTTTAAATCTGGTGCTGGTTATTACGCACGTAACTTTACGTCTGTAAACCCTCACGGCCATTCAGCGCAGGGTGCGGCTCTAATCACTGTAACTAACTTGTTCTAATTGGGTGCGTCAATGACTAAAAAAATCGACATTGGCGCGTCAATCTCAAGCAGAAAAGACGCAAGTTCAACTGTAGAAAGCATTTTTAACGTTAATGAGTTCCCATGCACGTTAACAATTGAAAATCATACAGTTACACGCCTTATTCTGCCTGAATTGAAAGCGTTAGACATTAAAGGTATGGGTAGTAAAGATGCTCACTTTTCTGATATTGGCTTGCTGAAGCGCGTTGTATCTAGCCTCGCTCAGATCTCAAGACTAAACGGTTTCGAGTGCATGGCTACTGTACGCATTCCGTCAATTGCTGAAGAAGCAAAACCACAGGATTTAGAGACAGATTCTCAAAATCAAACCGCTGAAACTCAGAATCCCATCAACGATGTTTCAACTGAGATTACGGCGATCATTGTTGAAGAAAATGGAAACGTATTGCTCGTAGAGGCAAACGGCTACCAGTTTGAAATCAAAAAAAACTCAATTACGTGAAAACGGTTCTTTGACTGCTGGCGGCTTGGCTGCTTATGAAGCGGCAAAGAATGCAATTAATGAATAACGGTGTAATATGACAACTTCTTTTGTAAGAGCTTTAGGTAATGAAGCTGGTGTTCAGCTTAACCCATTAGTAGATAATTCGGAAATGCCAGCTTCAGGTAATGCTGATCAAAGCTTTGGTATCGCTATGCGAGCCACACGTGGCCGTATTGATAAAGCTTTCACTGTAACGCCAGACAACTTTTACGCTCGTTTAGGGCGTGGTGAAACTTTAAGAGCCAGCGCCTTAAATGAAGCATGGATTCATGTTTTTGAAGCATTGAATAATGGTGCATACACTGCTGTTGTAGCTCGTTTGGTGGGTGAAGATGCTAAAAACAAATGGATGACTGTAAAGCTTGATGGTGAAAAAGGTACTACATTTGCTGTAGCTGAAGGTGAGCCAGCGGATTATGACATTGCTATCAAGCATCACGAATGCTTTAACGATGGTATTAAAATTCACTTACATGCTGATGAGAAGCGCGAAGGTGGGAAAAATGTCGACAATGATATGGTTACGCTTGCTGTAACCGACTCGAAGGACGTAAAGCTTTATGAGTTTACAGGTTCTCTTACAGCTGGTTCCCGTGATGATTATGGCAAATCAAACTTCTTATCTGATGTTGTGGAATCGCTTACAGAACACTTAGAAGTAATGGTGAAGTCTGGTGTAAAAATTAAACCAAGTTCTAATGCTTACGGCTTTAATGAAAATGGTGAATTAAAATGGACAACTTCAAAAGTGCTTAACTACTTTGATGAAGGCGTGGTCGGTAACTTCACAACAGAAACTTATGTTAAAGCACGTGAAATGCTTCAAAAGACTCAAGCTGGTTATAGCTATATTGCATCTGGTGGTACTCAGGCAATCGGTTTGTTAAGCCAGTTAATGACTTTATCCTTCAATACAAATAGACAGTTCCGCTTTGATGTGCCTGGTCATTTAACACCAGAACAAGCAATTGCCTTTATTGAGTCTTTAAATCCTTATGGCTCCAAAACAGCTCAGCTGATTCATGCCTATTGGACACCACTTAAAACCAATGACCCTACTGGTGTTAACGGAAAAAGCTATATTGGTACTTCAGGGTTGAATATCGGCTTAGCTTGTGGCCGAAATGCTGCTAAAAATCAGAAAGGTTTTGCACCTAAAAACTATCCTATTGCTGGAAAGCTTTTCCCAATTACCCGTAATGGAATCGTTCAAACATATACGCCTCAAGGTCCAGAATTATCACAACTTGCAGCTGCAAAAATTAACCCTGTGGTTTATGAGGCGTATGAAACAGGCGGTTTATATGTGTTCCTTGATTCATTAACTTGTGCGCCTGTCACCAATAGTTTACGCAAGCTTATCTCTGTCGCTGAAATGTCGTCTTCAGTCGATGACGCTGTTACTGGCGCTGCAAAAATGTTCCTTCAAATGCCAATGAAAACTGCGGTCAACCGTATGAAAGATTGGATGCAAACGTATTTTGAAGATGCACAAACGGCTGAGTGGATTATTCCTTCAGAAGATGCAGCCATGACTGGTGGCGCATTCAAGTTTGAAGTAAAGCCAAATGCCATGAGTCCATTTGATAAAATGGACGTTAATTATTGGGTGCATTATGACGGTACAGATCGTCAAATTTTCGCTACTCAAACTCTTAGTAAATAATTGGGAAAAATTGAATGAGCGATTTAACAAATATTCTCCGCAACACTATTTATAAAAAAACGCAAGTTGAGCCAGCTTCTAAAGTGACTTTGGATACTGCTAAAAAGCCTGATGATGCAACTCTTGATAGCGCCGCCCACGATGTGACATTCGATGCGGCTGCAAGCTATGAGCTAGCATCTATTGCCCAGCAAGCAGTTTCAGCAATTCATTCATGGGTTGAGACTGGTGATGAAGATCTTGAGTCTGGTGAATCCATGACTGATCGCCTGATTTCTCTCTTTGTTGGTATTGCGGATAGCAACAAAGATGGTGAATTAGACGATGATGAACAAGAAGTCGTTGAAGCTGCTTTAGAGGCTGCTTGGGATTACTTGGCGAGCTTTGGCGCAAGTGATGAAGATATTTCTGCATTATTGAATGACTGGGATGATGCGGCAGCCAATGCCATTATCGACTTGGTAGCGACTGGTCTACCTGAAGGTGAAGATGCAGCCGATTTAGCGATCGCTAATTTCGCTTTCGGTGATAACGATCAAGACCCTGTTTTTGATGCAACGTATGCAAAGCGCATGGTTGTGAGTAAGGGTAAAAAAGTGCGTATCAATAAGCGTATCGGTGGAACAGTTCGTTTGTCTGCAAAGCAAAAGATGGCCGTTCGCAAAATGCTTAAAAAATCCCACAACACAAAAGCACGTGCCAGCCGTTTGCGAAGTATGAAAGTTCGCAATAACTCAAGCATGTAATCACTTTTGAATACAAAAAAGGCGATTAATTTCGCCTTTTTTTTCGGAGATAAAATGTCTTTATTTAATAAGGTGAGTGCTTCAGCAAGCTCGTTAAAGTCGGCTAGTAGTAACTACATGTCAAACCAATTACGAAGTGTTGGCGGTGTTAGTGGGTTGGCTAATCTAGGTATTAGTAGTTTGGTCTCAAAAGCTACTGATGCATTGAGGGGTGGTAGTGTCTGGGATAATTTGAACCCAAATTTAATAGCTTCAATTTATGAGGTTGATCATAACGGATTCATTATTGCTGGAACCGCTGTAGTTCAAGCTGTGTTCTCAGATGAGATAGATCTTGAAGCCAGTCTGAACTGGCAAAGCCCGTTCGAGGGTGCTGGTGCTGAAAGCAAGGCCCCAGCGCTTATGTCAATGCTTCAGTCGGGGGCATTCCAGCCATTGATTGACAGTATTGGGGGGAAAACAAAAGAGATCCTTCAGGACACGGTTAACGAGGCCAGAGGAAGAACTGGTATAACCAAACTGAACTCTACCCAAGTGTTTTCGGGTATGCCTCCTATAAAAATCAATGGAAGTCTGCTCTTGCGTGCTTGGGAAAATCCAGTCAGAGAGGTCGAAAATCCACTAGATACTTTAATGCGGTGGTCTTTGCCGTATTACCTAGCTCCTGAAGGTACTTTGCTTAGTAATGCATTCAATTTTTCACAGGGCAACGGCAAGACTTTGATCGAGACAATCATGCCATCCGAAGCGCCACCATTAGTGGCCGTGACGTACAAGGGCCGCACGTATGCGCCTTTGGTTATTGAGAGTATCAAGTTACCACTTGGAAGCCCGATCGATGCAAACGGGAACTTCACAAGTATGTTAATTCCAGTGACTTTCTCAACACTCACTGCCATGGATGGAAATGATTGGATGAAAACGAGTAGTAGGGGTTTTTGATGTTATACATCCCAGTTTTGCGTAGTTCACGCTTTATTGTACAGCTTAAAGAAATTGCAATGCTGAACTCAATTAAGTTGGCTCAGATGCCTGAATCAACCAATGAGTTGCAGAATACATTTTTAATTAGATCAATCATTGAATCAGTTGAAGGTGAAGAAAACCCTCAATTTTAGACAGTTCAAGAGCGTATGTTTGTTGTTGGCCATTACATCGCTGCTACTCAAGATGATAACCCTAACTTTGAAATCGGTGAGGCCCGTTATTCTGATTATTTGATGGGTGATACCCAGTTTAAGCACAATCATATAGATCTTGGAGAGTATGAAGGCGATGTATGATCTGCAATACCTCTATTGGGCATTATGGCTGAAACAATTGAGCAGTTAGAGGGTGAGATCGAGGGGGTTTATAAACGCATTCACTGGTATCTAGGGTGCATGGCTTGCCAACTTGTGCCGAATGGAAGCGAGTTGGACTACAAGGCATCTGATTACAGCACTCAAGTATTAGAAAAGATGATTGTTTTATCTCAAATGCCTGAATCAAACTTTATTTATTTAATGAGTCTTTTGAACAAAGCAAACGATTACTTCTCTCATCTTTTCAAGATTGCAATAACAGACGTTGGCCTTGTGGCTTTGGGTAAAGAGGAGGGGGTGGACTTGCCATACGCCCGATTTCCAGCTCATTCCGCAATCACCACAGTATCGAAACAACTATGTGGAAAACCTGAACTATCTAGCACATAACTTGACTATATATTCCCACACAGATCTTAGAGAAGCATTCAACTCTACACAATCTGAAGCCGAGCTATTTTTAGAAGGCAAAGCATTTAATGATTGGGTCAAAGTGAAAGAATCTGAGCAAAAGTTACAGGCATCACTGGGAGAGCGTTTGAACGGCGTAATTCGTGCTTGTGGAATGATAGTTAAGGCTATCTCAATCTTAGCAAAAAGGTGGAGGTAGTATGAAATAGGTGATTTATGACAGAGCCAGCAAGTGCTTCAGGATTGGCTTACACGATGGGAGGGGTGGGTCTAGTCTCACTTCTACCATTCGTTAATACCGAAGCGTTAATAGGGGCGGCTTTAGGAGCAGCGGTTGTAGCAATCTACACACAAAACGTTCGCTGGTATAGAAAGCTTTTAGGGTTCTTTATTTCGGTTGCATGTGGTTATTTTTTTGCACCAGAAGCAAAAAACGTAATCAACTTCTTTTTAAGTAAATTTTGGGGTTTTGAAATTTCAAGCATTTTGGTTATGAGCTGCTTAGTTTCAATTGTCAGCATCCCATTTTTAATGAAATTTTCTGACTGGGCTTACAAGTACGATTTAGGTTCAACTCTTGATGAAAAGACAGGGAAGCGATCTAAAAAAGACAAGGAAAGTAAGGGGGAATAACAAGTGATTGAGCTTATCCCATTTTTAACGGCCCTTCTTTATATCTGCATAGGTGTTCGTCTTTTAACGTTCACAGCAGATCAACATAGCACAAAACACTCTTATACCATCTTGGCCGTTGTAGGCATTGCTTATGCCTTCATCACGGCTATTTCAATCCTATTTAAGGGTCAACTTGTAACTATCTCTGAATTAGTTCTCACAATCATTTTAACCGTGCTCGTTATGATCGCACGGGGTAATGTGGCTGAGCTGTTTCGGGGCTTTAATCAACCATGTAAGTGAGTTTTTATGAACGTTAGTTTAAGCCAGCAACTTATGAAGAAAAAGCTAACTGAAGCGCAAATTATTGCTCAGGCAAAGGCTTTAAATGTCGAGGTTGCTGCATTAAAAGCAGTAATACAAGTCGAGTGTAAAGGAAGCAGTTTTAACTCCGATGGAACACCAGTTATTCTCTACGAGCGCCATAAGTTTTATGAAGGTCTACAAAAGATTCGCTGGATTACAAAATCCAAAGAATGGGCTAAGCAATATCCAGATATTTGCAACCCAAAATCTGGCGGTTACGGAAAGTATAGTGAGCAACACGGTAAATTAGATAGAGCAGCTAAATTACACCGTGAAGTCGCTTTAGAATCATGTAGCTGGGGCATAGGCCAAGTAATGGGGTTCAACTGGGCAGATTTGGGTTATCCAAGCTTACAGTCCTTCATTAACACCATGTATCAGGATGAAAATGCTCAGCTAGAAGCTATGTGTCGATATATTAAGCGCAATAACTTGGTTGGTGCTCTACAGCGTAAAGATTGGGCTGCTTTTGCTCATGGTTATAATGGCCCTGCGTTTATTGGGTACGACAAAAAACTAGACTCAGCTTACAGACAATTTCTTAAATGAAAAGGGAGATAAAGTGATTCATAACTTAAAGAGATCTTTATCAATTTTATTCTTGAGTGCGTTTGTATTGTGTACCTTGCCGAGCTGCACAGCACACACGATAAACAACAATATTCAAGTTGGAATCTGTGTGAGAGCACTTTAAGACATACCAGAACTTCATATATGGAAAATCAGAGCATGACCACCTCTTGAGAACGGTAATGATGGGCCGAGCATCATTACCGTTTTTTATTAGAGGTCAAAATGACAGTATCAACAGGAAATTATCTAAAAGGGTTTGCCGACTCTACCCGTGCTATGGGTAGAAAGCGAATTAACTCAGATTTTACATTTGAGATTGAAGGCTTTGAAGGGATGTACCTTTTAGCAAAACAATGTCCATGGCCAGAACTGTCATCTGGTGGGGAAATTGAAATCCCAACACCAGTTGGTGGGGCTGTTTGGGAAGCACAACAAGTTAAAACTAACCAACAAGGTGCTGTTGCTTTCATGGAAACCGTTGCTGGCGATGTAGATCAAATGCTGGTTGACATTATTCGTAATGGTGGCTATTTCAATGGCAAAATTTATGAGGGCACGCCTCAAAAACATATCTGTTATAAGCGAATTACAGATTGCTTTATCCAGATGGACCCAGTAGATCGTGACTGGGAGAACAGATCTCAAGTATTAACCTTCGCTGGAACAATGTTCTATCACTACTACGGTGAAGTCGTAGATGGCAACTCTAAGGACTATCGTTAATCCATGAAACTAGGTGCAATCGTTGAACAATTTCTCGCTGAAGAAAGAAGTGTTGCGGTGTTGTTGCCTGAATCACAAGTACAGGCCCTAGCTGTTGCAGCTACGGCCTTTTACTGCGGTTATTCTGATTTAGCATCGGTTCCCAAAACACAGCTTGGCGATATTACTTTAGAGGCTGTTATCAGCATTGCTGAATGGGCTGTTATCAAACCACTATTTTTACTTTACGTGGAAAGAGAGACGGCATTACAGACTGAAGCAACAGGAATGCAAGGTGTTGGAGGCTTTGGCCGCAACAGCTCTGAAGTAAATATAGAAATTTCTAATTTAGAGAGAGAGTTCCCTCAAAAAGCCACATGCGTTGCAGTTATTACTATCGGTGGCGATGAGGCGGCCAGCCCTCTAGCAAATGATTATAACTTCCCTTACGGCTTTCAATTTCCGATCTATTAAGGCCCACAATGCAAATTTTCTACGATGATGAAGGTGAAAAGCAGCTGGTAGACGGGGAGTTTCTGAAGTGTGTAGTTATCAGAAATGATTTAGTTCCTGTTCCAGTAACTTTAGAGGCTGAAATCCGAGTTGATGATGATGTAATCCCCTTCTTTAGAGAGGGGGAGAAAATCTATACCAACAATGACGATGAATTTACGATTTTAAAAAGCGAACCGATTAGCGCTGGTATAGTTCAGGGGCAAACAATCCCCAAATTTGTAAAAATCATCGCTGTTTTGAGTTCTTTGATTAATGCTTGTTATGTCAAAGAAAAGTCCATCAAAAAAAAGAACACTACGCTTGCGGATATATATAGAGCGATTGGGTGTAAAGCCGATTCAATTCAGGGCGATTTTACTGTACCTACATTCAATTGTTTGGCTGGTGAGCCACCATCATATCAAATCGCTTCAATTCTACAGGAAAGCGCTGGTGTAATGCGTTGGAGAGACGGTCAGTTAGCATTCATGCGGCTTGAAGATCTCTTTAAACAAGAAGTGATAACAGATATACCAATTGCTGGCGGTGAAACAGTTCAGAGTGGATTTCTTGAACGACACGAAATCCCTACTTTTTTCAGTATTGATGATTCTGGTAATTTTATTTATGGCAATAAGGAGAAGGCGCGAACAGCAAGATTTGTCGCAAACAAAGACTTGCTCACACTAAAGAACATGAGCACGTGCCTTGTATTAAAGCAGATCTCAAGAATTGCTTATAACGATAATATCGTGGGTGGCGAACATATTCAGGTAAGTGCTGAAGAAAGCTTGATTGTGATAACGGCCGTTCATGTCTTTGCTGCTGGTGTTGATGGAGATCCGCCAAGGCAATACACAAAGTTATGGCTGGGAGAATTGCATAAATGAGCCAAAGAACAGGCAGCGGCCTAATTTATGGAAAGTTCCCAGCTGAAATTGTTAGCTACAACGGTGGAACTAGAGAGTGCGTCATTAAAACCCCTGTCGGTGACGAAATAGACGCTGAAATTGAGTATCCGATTGGCGATAACTCAAGGAATACCGAAATATCAATCAGTAAGGGGGATAAAGTTTGGTGTGAATACATCCAAGGGGATACACGAAGGGCTTTAATTACGGGCTGGCGTAATCCTAAAAAGGGAAATTCAACAGGTACGCGCACATTTTCTCATGCAAATATTGTCTTAAATGCTAAATCAAGCATCAAGTGTATTGTTGGTGGTATGACATTTGAAATTACTTCAGGTGATGTTAAAGCCAATGGTATTAGTGTGATCAACCACGTGCATAAAGTCATTAAAGAAGGCCAAGACACTGATAAGCCGAGATAAGGGTTAATTGTGAGCAAGAATATTATTTTTAAATTTGATGAAATTAGCAACAAAGATAAAGCAACTAAGGCGGTATCAAGCTACTTCAAAAAAGCTGGTGCTGAGATTGTACAAGTTGATGTATCGCCGAGTGTAAAACGTACTTCTGGCATTAGTTTCCGTGAGTTGAGTTTAACTTTTGCTGATTCTCAGATCGTAGTTTTCCGTATTAAACAGTCGGGTGATATTTACCAAGCGCTTTTAAATGGCAAGGTTAAACCAATGGTTAATCAGGATGACCATTCAGCGGCGATTACAGAGCTTGTTAAAGCCATGGAGCTAGGACGCTCAGCATTCCAGAAAAAGCTCGCTAAAGCGAAAGTACGGCTACCTAGCAGTATTAAAACTACCGTCCCGAATAAAGAGAAGCTTCTCATTGAAAAACGGGATTCATTGAAAGAGGCGATTCAAGAGGCCGAGCAACAATTGGCTGAGTTAAGAGCTGCATAAGTAGTGACAGGAAAACAGGCAAAGATGCCTGTTTTTTTGGGCCTAAGATTGTTAGTGGAATAGGCAAAAGCCTTGAATATTAACAATGTTATGAGGTCTGTATGACTGCAAATTTATTCGCTTGGGATAGTGCCAATAACCCAGTGGGCCTAACCCTAGATCAGCTGCTCTATAGAGTACGCTCAAATGATCGTGACGGGCTTGTTTACGACAGCCTAACTTTAAATGAAATTATTGCTGATTCTGATGGTCCTTTAGCTGTATTTGATGCCCTTGTTACGCCATATTCGCGTTTAGAGCGCAAGGTGAGCCAGTTAAAACTTGTCATGGATAAATCTGTCTCAGATTATGCGACTATTTCATCCCAAGTATCTGAACCATTTAAGCAAAACGGCAGCGTGCACGTGGCTGCTGTGTTTGAATTAACCGATGGCCAGACTGTTTCTGTTGTATTCCACAATCCAGATTCTACGCCTAATAAGCTTGTTGCCAGTGATGAAATGATTTCATGGAAATGGATGCTCAACAAAAAAGACATTACGATTGTTGTAGCGCCTGAAAATGGCCGTGATTTAGCAATTCGTGAAGTCGGTAGACGTATTATGAAATTAGCGCAAAAGAATAGCGCTGCGTTTGCCAGAATGAACCAGAAACGTGCTGAAAAGCTAGAAAACATTAATAACTTGGAAAAAGAGTGTGAGCAGCTTGAGGGTAAACTTGACGGCCTTTTGCAAGAGATCAAATCAGAACAGGCTGTTATTAAGCAACGTGAATTAGAAGAAGCAGAAAAGACTCTACCTCAACGTGTTAATGATGTTCTCATCGCTCAATACGGGTGGACCGTGCACGATGTTAAGGGGCTTGGGTCTGCGGCAAACCTTGTAAAAACCTTTGATGAAAAACAATATCGTGGCGCGTGGAATGATAACGATACCCATATTGCCCTCATGGGTGGAACCATGGGCCTGACTCGCCTATTTGATATTAAAGTTACTGGTTTACAGCCAGCTGAAGCAGCAAGTCAGTTTAATGAAAAGGTTAATAACTATATCGAAAACATGAGGTCTGAGCAGTCGCTTACTACATTTCAAAAAAATGCAAAAGAGATTGCAAGCGTTCTTGAAGCTGATGGCTGGGCTGTTGTTTCGGTAAATGCGCTAGGTGTACCAGAAAAGATAAAACTCACTATTCCTGTGGGTATTGATTCTGAGCTTGCTGAGTTTGTACTGTCATTTGAAGATGACTATGAAAATGCGGTTTTAAACGGCTTAGATACGGGTCCAGCAGTCTGGTACAACGGCTCAAGCACAAATGTTTTGGCAGGGGTGCGTTTAAAGCTGAAAGAGTTCAAGCTGAGTAGAAATCCTGACGGTCCAGAAATGTATTTGCGGAATCTAAGCAATGCACTTTCTATGAAGTGGGTTACTGTCGAAAATGACGAAAACCTCATTCCTACAGTGTTAAGGCTTGAACCAGTAACAGATCTTCCTGATTGGTATGAAAACCGCAAAAAAACTGGCTTCAGATTAGCTTGGCAACCAGAGGCAGAATCATTCCTATTGGCACAACACTGGAACGGCGAAAAGACCTCTTTTGAAAAGTCTGGAATTGATGCTGAAACCATGGCAGCCAACATTGAATCGAAAGTAACTGAATTGGTTGGCAGCATTCGTGCAGAGTTCCATGCCCAGTATGATTCTATGTATGAAAAAATCAATAAATTTGCTGAATCTATTGGCAAAAGCGAGATCAGAAACAAGCAGATTGTGAACCACCTCATCAAGTCTAAAAACTTCTCTGAAGGTGGGCTTATGACTCATGCAGAGAGTGTAGAGCGACTGGTCAATGAAATTGATATTAACTCAATTGTTGAAGTCGATATTGATGATAAAACAATTTGGTATGTGAACGATGAAGGCACTAAATTCGGCTCAACTTTTGGGAAGTGGGCAGGTAAAACAGACATACTTTATGCCCAATATCTCATTAACCAGAAGAAGGGAACTACTGCGGAACCAGAGTCAAAATATAATGATGACTTTGACCCGACAAGCCCTGAAAACTACAAGCTTTTAAGTGAAAACGGTGATCTGAAGTTATACGAGTCGCAATTGGATTCATTTTTCAGTCTACGCTTGACCAATGTTAGAAATGCTTTACGTGGTCTTGGCTGGGTCGGAATGAGAGATCTAAGTAAAAATGGAGTTAATTTTGATATTGAAGAAAATAAACATGCCCCATTCGACCTACATGTTCGCCTGACTTACACAACTGATAACGGCTATTACTTTGAAGATGATTTAAGTCGAACCCCTGAACAAATTGCCCAAGCAATTGATGATGCAGTTCCAGATGCGGAGCCAGAACTAATTTCGCTTGAAGATATGAAAAATGGCTTTGTGGTTGGTCTAAAAGCCCGTGGTTGGGAGGTTACTTCTACTGAGCCATTAGAATTAACAGGTAAGAGTATCGGTTCAGGTCGTGATCTACGCATCTTATGGACTAAAGAAAACGTATTTAACGTTTATGCGGATTCTTCTAAGCGTAAGATTCTATTTAAATTCACCCTAGATCAAAGTGCCCATAGTATTGCGACAGAAATTGCTCGCTTTCTCGATCAAGTGGTGGATGCATTGAACCCTTCAATTCCTGACAACAACACCGACAATGATAATGAGGATACCGAAATTAACACGTTCTTGAATGATGTAATTGAAAACCCTGAAAAACATACAACTGATGAGTCAATGGAGCGCTTAACTAAGATCGCTGAAGATCTTGGGGATGATGAAACAAGTGAACATGCAAAACTTGTAAATAAGGCAGCTGTAGCCGTTCAGGAAGTCGCATTTAAACAATTACAGAACATGGTTAATCAGGGGTAAATAATGAATACGTTGCTATGGGGTGATAAGCCCCATAACAGCCGTATTGCATTTGATAGTGCCTCTACCCTTGAGGCTCTTAAAAATAGCAAATCGGCTATGTCATTGATTGCTGAAAAAAGCAAACTTACAAAAACTGTCGAAATTATGAATTGGACCAAACGAGCAATGACTCTTTTAGGCAACATGGTCGAGATCTCGCATCAATCGCTAGAAGTCCTAAAAAGTATTGCAGCTGGTGTCTATGATGATGAGGGTGATTTCTCAATGTGGGCAATGATCGACAAACACGTGGACCAGCTAAATTTAGATAATGCATTTAGTGAAAAAGTGGGGGAGATTGCCCATAAAGCTATATCGCACTGGGCGAAGGTGGAGGCTTTAAATGTTCAATAATACCTATACTGGTGTTAAGACCCGATTAAACTATTGCTATGACTTGTTGCGTGCAAATGGGCAGCTCGAAGGTCCTAATCAACCAGATAAAAACATAATTATTCTAAAGAGCAAAATCAATACCTTGCGTGAATTGATCAATGGTGAGCAGTTACCAGCACATAAGATTTTATTAACCTCTGATTCTTATGCTGAGAACTACATCGCTTCTCAACTGAGTGAAATTAATAGCTTGCCAGAGGGAGCTGAAAAACTCTCTAAACTACTGAAGCTAAAAAACAACATTGAAGTGCAAAGTGCCTCTGTATCGACCGATCCTACTCGTAATCTACAACTACGCAATTATAGAAATGAAGTAGAGCCACAAATTGCATTAAGAAAAAAGTATTTGCGTAATATGGTGGACCATACGATTGAGGGTTCCAAGATCAAGGGGGTGTTTGATGTTGATAAAGCTCAATCACTATTGAATGATGACGCTAAGCTATTGGAGGAATACAACGGAAAACACGGTGATGCATTTCAAAAGCTTTCAGCCATTTATTCAGAGGTATTTGAGCCTTATAAAACACTTAAACGAACATTAGATGCAGAAATGGCAACCATAACCAACCACATTGAAAGGGAGCAATTCTATCAAGGTAGGTATGATGAGTTGAAGGCTCTTTATGATAAGGCTAATGCAGAATATGAGGCAGAGAAGGAAAAGCTATATCTTGGCCCTCAACGTGAATTAGCGGCGGCACAGGCCAAAATTAAAGAACAAAAGGTGATAGTTGCTAAAGCCGTGAAAGATGCTGTTCTGGCTCAATCTAAAGTGACCTATGAGGATGCTAAAAACTGGGTATCAAATCAGGTAACTATCACCGCTGCCGTGATAAACAAGATGAAGAAAAACGGCATTACTCAAGATCAGTTTAATAAAGATCTTCAGGATTTTTTTGTAATAACAAACGGTCGACTGGGTAAAATTATTATTGATACCAAAAACCACGATAGAGCCTATGCTAGTGGTACAAATGATCACACCAGAGAAGGTGTTGTCATGCTCGATAATCGTTTTGAACAGCGGACCCTTTGGCATGAATTGGCTCATCATTTAGAGGCAGATGATGCACTAAATATGGTTGCCAATGAATATATCCGTTCTAGGTCCTTAGATGGTGATAATACACACCAACTTAGAAAGCTGGTGGGCAACAAAGCTTATGGCACTGATGAAATCGCATATAAAACAGATATGTTCAATCACTATGTTGCTAAGATATACAAAAGCGGAATTACTGAAGTTTATTCCATGGGAGTTGAGGCGTTTTATGATGAAGAAAGCTTATTTAATATCATGCTCAAGGACCCAAAAACATTAGAGTTCGTGTCTGCTGCATTGATGCAAACCCCTGAAGAAATAGATCGTATTAACCAAAAATTGAGAGATAGCTTACTCGATGTAAATGCTGAAGCTGAAAACGGCAAACTACAAAACTATCAGATTATTTTCAACCAATTGGCATTGCTGGTTGATTTTAAAGATGGTTCAACTTACACAAAAGAAGATCTGGGCATTGCAGACCAAAAGAGCTTTGATGAGTTGGCCGCTAAGTTTTATGGTACGTTGACACTACCTAATGGTAAAACCTTAACATTATTGAAAAGTGCAAAGGTAAAATTTAAGTCATTCCGTGGCCGTGCAATGAGAGGCTTCTTTGCATTAGATTTTGCTGATCATGCGAAATTTAAACAGGAGTTTGGTAATGACCCGAATCTGAGATATTTCTTTTACGGCTACGGCGCTCGTCAAGAGGTTAACTTTCCAATTCAATCATTAGACATGGAAGTGGTTAAAGTTACAGCGCTGTCTATGGATTACCATCGGCGTGCAGGCTATAGTATCGCCGATACTAAAGGGAACCTCGGTGAAGGTTTCTTATCTTACGATATGCTTGAAAACCTTAAAAAACATTATTTGAATGGCGGTAATGATGGACATTAATAGTACGGCGCTGAAGATTACTACACCGCATGGCTCTCTTTTTGCCATTTTCCCCAATGATGCTCAAAACTGTGAGCTACACGGCTTTGATGTTAAGGCTGTCCATTACTTTAAAAGCAATCTGGACCAGTTATTTAAAGAACATGGCCGTCCATTGACATTAGAGCAGTTAGAGCCAGAAGAATTAATGCTTTTTGGTAATCGTGGCGACTTAGAAATCAAGATTACTGATGATTTTGACCGCGAAGAATTGACCCTTTTATAATCTTAAATTGTATAAAAAAGCCCCTCTGTTTTGAGGGGCTTTTTTTATAGGAAAATCAAAGGAAAATCAAAAAAATAATCTACGAACATACAAGCAGTTTTACTTGTATGGAGTGGTGATGAAAAGCCTTCAATCACTAGCATTGGCAAGAAAGGCACTGACCTTAATTGCCGAAAAATCAAAGACCACAACCACTATTGCAATTTTGCGCTGGAATAAAGACGCTTTAACCCTTTTGGGCCAATCTTTACCAAAGCCAGCAATTGATGAGGCCAATCCTGATTATCAGTATCTACAGTCTGTCATCAAGCGCCAACTACCCAATATGAATGACCCAGACATTGGTAGTCGCATGTCAGAAATCCTCAATCGTAATTCAGAAAGTAGCGTTTTCACATCCTACGTTCAACAAGCCATTGCTGCATACCGAGAAGCATTGATTGCAATTTCAAAACAATTTTTGTGGGGTCATGCGTAATGTTTGGGATTTTATTTGATGATGCTGGCAATCCAAAACTAACAACTCAAGCTCTTGGATTAACAAGCCAACTTAAAGATATTATCGATAGCCTTAAAACGCCTCAAAATGGCTTAGAAGCCATGTTAAATGAGATTAATACAATCTCAAGCGGCAACAAGCTAATCGCTGATTTAATGCGTTTAGGTGGCAATATGGGGGGTGTATCACTTCAGATTAATGATAACCCTGCTATACCGCTTCCGAATCCGAGAAAGCAAACTGAACAATTTTATAATTTTCAGCAAAACAACACCAAGAACAAGCGCCAAAAAGATAATAACGCTGCTGTTGAGCTGGTACGCCAGTATAACGCTGGCTCACTTTCTCTTGAAGATATTACGGATGAGCAAAAGGCTGTATTAGGTCGTTATACAGGTAATGGCGGCAACTTGCTCGATACAGAGACAGGTAAACGTGGTTCAAGCTATGAATATTACACTCCAAAACCTATCGCTTCAGGAATTTGGGATGTACTGGTAGAAAACGGCTTCGGGGGTGGTAAGGCATTAGACCCTTGCGCTGGGGTTGGTATTTTTGGAGCAACTGCGCCGCTGAATGCTGCAATTGATGCTGTAGAGTTGGATAAGACCAGCGGCACTATCAATAAGCTAATCAATGAATCAGATAGCTATAACGTCCGTGTAAGTAATTTTGAAAGTATTGCATCACGTACACCAGACGAATCATACGATGCCATTGTTGCTAATGTTCCATTCGGTAGTAACCGTGGCCGAAACTTCAAATATGACTCTAAATACCAGAAGGCTAGTCTTGAGTATTACTTTATTCTGCGATCGCTAGAAAAGCTAAAAGGTGGTGGTTTAGCAGCGTTCTTGGTTCCTGATCGCTGTGTCACAGGCAAGGCCAGTAAAGAGCGTGCTCTAAGACAAGATTCAAGCTTGTTGGCCGAGTTCTTAGGTGCATACCGATTACCCAATGCTGTTTTTGGAGCAGCTGCGGCCGACACTATCACATGCGTTATGTTCTATCGCAAATTCAGCAAATCAGCCTTAGAAAAAGTAAATGATTTATATGCCAATGGTGGTGCTTCTGATTTATCAGGCTCAAAGGTTCTTTGGGATTCTTTTATTGATGGCAAATATTTTGAAACTGCTGAAGGTAAAAAGCGAATTTTAGGTGACGAGTTCATCAAAGCGGCTGAAGGAGATCTTTATGGCCGTGATCAGCTAACCACAAGTGATGATATTGAAACTATCGCTAAAAAGATGCTGGCACATAAGCTGCCTAAATCACGTATTGACTGGGCTTCACTTGAAGCAGCTGAAGCACTTCCGATCGAGTACAACGAAGGCGATACGATTACTCAGCGCGGCCAGACTTTGCAACTCGTTAAAGGTGAATGGGTTGTGCTTAACCCAAACCCTGAAAATAACGTCAAAATGGATTTATTGTCCGAAGCTCAGGACCCATACAGTGCCTTTGTTTCTAATATCACTTTAGAACAGGTCGATGACCTTGCTGATTACATGAAAAAAATGTCCATGGCCGTTGATATGCCATCATGGATGGGCAAGATGCGTGTTGCGCTGGCTGGTAATAAGACTCAAGACCAAAGAAAGCAGCTCTACAAACCTATCCTGATTGGTATGTGCGTTAAACAGATCATTGATGAAGAAGGCATAGATTCAGGTATTAACTTTAAAGAAAAGTACCAAGATCTATCTGGTGAAATGGAGCGCTATGCTTCAGATGCGAACAAAGCTAAAGGTATTGATGCTGATGCTAAGTTGGCGATTCTTGAATACAGGAACCACTATAAAAAAACTTCAGGGTTCAGCTCAATTTGGCTCGGCGAAATTCGCCAAGAGCAAACAATTGAATTAACGCCTGACAGTTCTATCGATGGCCTGATTTATCAAAATAAATCCTCATGGTTCTCATTAGAGGATGCACGGGCCTCATTGGGTCCAGACTTCGACCCTTTCAAAGATCCTGAATACTGCATTTCTGACAATGGCAATGAGATTTGCCGAATTGATGATTATTATATTGGAACGCTTAGCACGCTATTAAACCGACTAGATATAGCCATTGATAGTGCACCAAACGAAACTATCAAAAATAAGCTGATAGCTCAGAAAAATGAAGCCTTCCAACGTGTGACGAAAGTTGACGTTAAGGAAATGCATTTCAACCTGTTTTCTCCTTATGTGACGATTGAAGAAAAGGCCGAATTTCTACGCCGTTCTGTGCATAAAAGTGCAAGAGTGCATGAAGTTGATGGGGTTAAAACCATTACTTTTAATGTGACAGCAAGTGAAAAAGATAAAAACAATCGTAACAAATACATCGGCCGTCTTGAGTCTTATCTGAAGTCGGGCAATGTCTCATTACAAGGTATCAAAATTGATGGTGTATCTGAAGAAAAGCAGTTAGAAGAACTTCGGAGTTTTATTAACAAAACCAACGACAAGTTTAATAACTATGTACGTGCAAATACACGTATCACAGGTCGTTTAGAAAGCACGGCCAATGACCCTAAGAATATGAGGTTTAAACAGTATGAAGATACTAGAAGCCTAATTATTCAGGGTATGAATCCATCCCTGAGCTTGCATAACTATCAATGTGCGTTTGTGCGAAAAATGGGCCGTGACTTTTCAGGTATCAATGGTTTTGATGTTGGTCTTGGTAAAACATTTACAGCGCTGGCCGCAACTCAGTATGTGCAGTCTATTGGCGTTAAAAAGAGAACAATGACCGTGCTCCCAGCTTCGGTGTTATCTAATTGGCGCAAAGAGGCTTTAGCTGCATACCGTTCGATCGATGACTGTTTATTCGTTGGTTTGAGAGAAGATGCAAACGGCAATTTAGTATCTGACTCGAAATATTACGATGAAGATCTCATGTCGATCATTAGTAATAAACCAAACAAGATCTTCATTAGTTTTGAGGCTTTCGAGCGTATTAAGTTGAAGGCAGAAACGATCGAGCAATTTGAGAACTATATTCGTTCGGTCGATACGTCTTTCATGGAAGATGAAAGCCAAAAGAATGAGGAAAAAACTCAAGCTAAGCTTGAGGGCTTGACTGCAATACTTGGCAAAAAAACTGGGGCGGCTCCATATTTTGAGCAACTGGGTATTGACTCATTGGTAATTGATGAAGCCCATGCTTTTAAAAACTCAAGTGCTGTCCGTGAGTTTAAAGGTGGTAAATATCTATCTGTTGGCGGTATGTCTGGCAGGGGCGTAGATGCCCAGTGTAAGGCTTGGATTATTCGTGGCATGTCCGACCGTCAAGACGGTGTCTTGATGTTGACAGCGACACCTATCACAAATAGCCCTCTTGAAGTGTATTCAATGATGAGCTTGGCCGTAGGCCATGAGCGCGTTAATAAGCTTGCTATGGGTGTTTCTGGTGCAGATGACTTTATGAATGCAGTCTGTGTCATGGAGGACGAGCAAGAAGAATCTATTGACGGCCAAATGAGTAACAAGCGCGTGTTCAAGGGTTTAAGTAACCCAGCCATGTTACGAAATTTAATCTCTGATGTTGCAACAATTAAAACGGCTGACGATGTTGGTGCACAAATTACCGTACCAGATGAGGACCAGCAAGAAACCACTGTTGTATTAGACCAATACTCTACAAATAAGCTGAATGTCTATAAAGGCGCTTATCGTTATGCAATGGATTTAATGCGCGACAAGGCTTCACCAATGGACCCTAAAGCCGATGACTATGAATATGTGAAAACGCAATTCAGCGAATCAGATGATGTAATTGCACATCCGTTCAACTTGATTAACAAGATGACGATGCTTATTGCTGACCCTGATCTTGATATGCAGTACACAAAATATGTCATTGGACCAGATCAAAAAGAAGCGTTAGCCAAAGTCCTAAATGACTGGAACAAGAAGAAACCTAAAGAGGAACGTGGCCGAATCAGCCCTCACACAAAAGAGGATGATGTCTCGTTAAAGATCAAAAAGAACAAAGAGACAGGCAAAGAAACCGCTGTCTACACAATTGAAGTTAGAGCTTGGTCTGACAAGGAAAATGTGTATATCGATTCAACAGACTGGAAAGCACAGGAAGCCTTTGAAGCATTGGCGCATAAGCATGGGCTAGGTCTGGATTGTATTATGTCGCCAAAAATGGCAGCAATGATCGATAATCTGAAACGTGAGAACTCACATGTTCGAGGGATTACTTCAGGCGGTGAAAAGGCCCCTTATGCGAAGCAAATCATCTTCTGTGATATTTTGGGTCTGCATAATAAAATCCGAAAACTGATCACTAAACAACTGGGGATACCAAGTAGCAGAATTGCCATTGTGACAGGTCAGAGAAACAATGATGCTGCTGATATTCTTGAAGTGCAGAACAACTTTAATGCTTACGGTGATGACAATTATCAAATCATCATTGCAAACAAAAAGGCTGAAGTAGGTATTAATCTTCAGATTGGTTCGCAAGCCATTCATCACTATACGATCGGCTGGACCCCAGATAGCTTGCAACAGCGTAATGGCCGTGGCGTGAGACAGGGGAATAAAACCGAATCAGTAACGATCTACCATTACGATGCACAAGGCACGTTTGATGCAGCAAAACGTACTCTCGTAAACAATAAGGCTGATTGGATTGGCGAACTGATGGACGGGCAAGGCGTAGAGCACATTAAGATTGTCGGTGGTATGTCAAATGAGCAAATACGTGCTCTAGCAGAATTTGCTGGCGGTGATGCTTTGGAAGCCATGCAAGCCGAGATTGCACGTAATGAGAAGTTGCGACATGAAAAAGAGAACGTAGAACGTCAAAAAGCCCTTTTAGAAACGGCAGCACAGCAACAAGATTTCTTGGATAGTAACCGTAAGTTTTCTGGCTGGGTACTTCGTGAATATGAGGCTTTGATGCAATTTGCATCAAGCATGGGCAAACTTGAGCGTGTTATCTCTAAAGAGGAAGATCTCCGTGCAGATCTTGCTGAAGCCAGCAGTAGCTCAGTAGTGAAAGATACTCAGACCAAACTATCTGCAATCGAGAGAGCTAAAATCAAACTACCAGCTGAGCAAAAGCAAGTAGACCGCCTTATCTCGCGTATTGCTGGGGCTGTAGATGCAGTTGAAAGTAGCTATAGAGACGACAAGGTACTCGATGACAAAGCAGCCTATGTGCTTCATCTGAAGTTTAGAGAGCGTGTTGAAAAGCCCCAGTCTCGCGCAACCTTTAGCGATTCACTATATGTCTATGCTGACAATAAGCGTTATGTATTGCGCCACAAAGCAGCTGATGAGGTTGTCGGCTCAGAACTTCATAACGAATGGTCCTTTGAAATTGATTCAGCAACAGGTCTTATTCGTGAGACTGTTAAGCAGTTTAAAGAGCGTGCCAAGACTGACAATTCAATCAATGAGCGTATCGTTGATGACTTCATTGGTGAGAAGCGAACTGGCACGGCCAGCCCTTCAGGTGTCATGTATTCAACCTCATGTTTCCTAGTTAGGAATAACGACCCGAAAAGTGCTGTTTTCTACTTTACTGGCGACTATTCAGAACACCATTCTAAGCGTTTAGTTGGTCTCTTGGGCGGCCAGAATATTAATACTCAATACTCTTATGATTTGGTTGACTTGCCTGAATACTCTGTCGCTTATCCTGATTCAGCGCTTTACACTGAATGTTGTATCACACTTGCAGAATATGAAGATTCGCTGGTTGGGGTTACTGAATCTGATAATCCTAATAGCTTCAGTCAAGCAATGCCTGATGTACTCAAGTATCGCAAAAATAGCATTGAAGTTGCATATAGCTACTCATCGAGCTATTTAACTGGGCACTATTATCCGTTGATCATTAACGCCAGTGAAGGAGAGTTTAATGAGTTTCAACAAGCAGTTATAAAGCAGCAATCAGAAGTAATTTTAAGACACACAAAATACTACTTTTATGTTGCTACAGAAAATGAGCATTTAATCACTAAGCGAAACCCAAGCACTTCAGGCAATATTATGCCAATACGTGATTTTTGCTTAAATCATAATGTGAAAGCAGAAATTAAAGATATACGCACGTATGTAACTCTTATGGGTGAGATGAGAGACTATATTGGTGTAAGTGATGCAGAAACCAGACTGCATGATTACATCCAAAATAGTGCAGCATCTACCATTGCCGAATTTCGTGATGGTTTAGCGAAAAAAGTGCATGAAGAATTTTCATTGTTCTTAACCGATATGCATGAGGATACTAATTATTTACTAGAAGCTCTTGACCGTGTTTATTCACTTAGTATCGCTTACAAGGATAAGCAAAAGGAGATAGAGGTTAAACAGGTGCAAAATGGTACTGAATCTAAGCAAGAGGATGTGACAATCCAAGGTGTTGATCTGGTCAGTGATAACCTACCGATTACAGCGATTATTCGTATCGAGACCAACGGCTTTAATACAATGCCTTATCGTGAGAAATTCCGCGAATATTCGGATGAAATTCAGAACGAGACGAAGTATGAAAAGCCCTCACATTGGTTGAAGTACAATAGAAACAAGTTTAGCGGTGCATCGGCGTGCTGGAATAAAGATATTAAGCAGTGGGAGATTCCATACGGCGCTTGGTTGTTATTTAAAGAGCGAGATAGTGATCTGACTGACGCTTGCACATTTAAGGTTATTTTTGGTGAGATTGTAGAATAATGGAATTTACTGAGTATTTGTTCGATAAGACTTACATTAATGGGGTGGCCGCTACTGCGGCTGCTTCTCTAAAAGCCAATCGTGGGTTTTCAAATTTTGAGGCTTTTGCAGCTGGTGTGATCAATCGGCGTTTAGAGAAAAATCCAGAACGCTATCTCGATTACGGACCCTACTGGCCAGCCTTAAAAAAGGTGCTTAAAAAGCATGATTTTGACTTTGGCTCTCCTGTGTTTTCAGAAGTTGCAGAAGCTTATAAGGGTGATACTGACTTGCAGACTATTGTGATGGCCGATGAGTTTAGAAAGGACTATTTAGCCACTCAATTTGTTGGTACACGTGTATTCTTACTCAATAAAAACAGTGCTGAAGAATTTCAGTTGATCGATGATGATATGGAACTCAAAGCACTTAATGCTTAAACGAGAAAGCCCACTTTGATAGTGGGCTTTCTTTCAATTCAGCATTGGGAAAATTGGACGTTTCAGGACATAGCGCACGTTTATCGTTTAGCTATGAAAAATACATCTTCTCAAGCGAAACGAGCGAATAAGTTTGTTGAAACTTTTGGCAACTCAAGAAATAAATGGGATGCCAGAAACTTACCAGCATCAAACGAAATTACGCAATCCGACATGACTTCATTTGGAATGGGGTCAACAACTATTAGCACGTTACTGGGTAGTGGTTCTCGGACTGCTCGTACCAGACAGATGATTTATGAAAAATGGGCCGTGATGGAAAGTGACCCGATCGTTTCGACTGCATTAAAGATTCTTTGCACCGCTGCGCTTGGGGGTCATGAAACCAGTGGAGATATTATCTTTATTGAGTCCAATCCTGACCTCTCCAAAACTGACAAGCGCAATTATTATATTGACGAGATTAAAGCAGATCTAATCCCTTTATTTAATAAGATTGCATTCACCAACAGCTATCAGGCTGCTGCATTTGGCGATTCCTATGTGCGGATTCATTCAAATAAAAATGGTATCCAAGACCTATATAACGGTGAGTTGGTTCACCCAACTCTTGTACAGCCATTCGAGCGTGGAAGTCGCACAGTTGGTTATGCGATTAATACAGGTGAAAAGAATTTCCAGCGTCTAAACTCGTTGCAAATGGCGAGAATGCAAATGCAACGGACACAGTGGATTCCACAGGTTGGCGTTGTCGAAAAGTCACTTCGCTACTCTCTTGAAGTTGATGATGCTGATAACCTTCCTTTGATGCCAGCTATGGTTGGAGGATCTTATTTATACGCAGCAGAAACACCTTACGATGCCTTAACAGCTTCATTATTAGGGTTAGTAGGGCAGCGTTGGGCAGACTCAATAGATGAGCAGATTCTTACTGTTGACATGGAGAATATGGATAAGGGCCAGCAAGAAAAATTCTTAGGCTCAGTTGTTCAAATGCTCCAAAAGTCAAAGCAAATTGCCGAAAATGCCGTCAAGCGCAATAAGCCTGTGATGGAGCGAATTAGACACCTTATTCCTGTAATTGGTGGTCAAAAACAACAACTAAACGTAATAGGAAATGCTGGCGGCCAGCGCAGTGCGAATATCTCGATTGAGGATGTAATGCTACATGCCAGATTATTAGCTGGTGTATTTGGAACAGATCTATCCATGATTGGATTTGCTGATCAGCTTTCTGGTGGTCTTGGTGATGGGGGATTCTTCAGGACCTCTGCACAAATGGGGGAGAGTTCACGTGTAATTCGTACAGCTCAAACTGATTTTTATAATTCAATTATCGATGTTCATACATATAAGAAATATGGCTTTGTTTTTGAACCTAAAAAGCGGCCTTTTAATCTAAATTTTTACGGCTCAATCAGCGCACTTGAAAACGAAAAGCAAGCAACCAGAGCTAATGCGATGAATGGCGGCTTGATGTTGGTACAAGCAATCCAACAGTTTAAGGAGCTTGGCGCTTCTCAGGAGATGATGAAAGTTTTTCTCACTCAGACGATGCTGCTTGATGAAAATATTGCTGATCATTACAGCCAGATTGTTAATTCAACGGGGGGGAATGAGTGAGCCTCTATAACAATTTTGAAATCCAGATTAAAAGATCTGATATTTCGAGCTTTCTTAAAAAAGGCTCTAAATCACTGATCGGCAGCGCCATTAATAAATCATTAAACAGTGCTCTAGGCCAGCAGTTCGCAACTAAGGTTGCACCCTATGGAATTAATACAAATATGATCAGCACAATCGCCAATGATTATGCTGGTAATTATATTGATAAACAGGTCAACAAAGCTGATGAATTTCTTTCAAAGCAAGTTCGTACATGGTTAAGCAGAAGCGGCTACTCGTATGAAGGCATCCCAGAGAAATCACAGTATCGTGAATTTATTGCGCTTAGCCGCGCAAGAAAGAATCATTTCATTATCGAAATTGAGAGCAATCTCACTGGCAGTTTTTCTAAAAAAATAAATCTATTCGTTACTGATATTGATTTAAACCCTATGAATATTTCAGGAGAAAAACGCCGAGTAGGTGGGGCCTTTGTGGATACACCTACTGGGGCTGAAGCTACTGAAATTCGCGTGACAACCATGGATGACCATCTTGGCACAATTAAAAAGTGGTATGAGCAGCACGGCGCAGCTGTAGTCGCAAGTGATGGAACTTTCGGTGTTCCTGCAAGTTATGCATTAAAAATCACAGTTCTTCATGCTGTCGTAGATGATGAGGCTAAGGCCAATGCATTCAAAAATAGTGGCCTGTTTAGGGTTGCCAACTATGAGTTGCAGTTATCACGTAGGGAACAGGCAATGCAAGAAATCACACTTACGTTTACGCAAATTGACAGCTTTATGAGGTAAGCCCATGCAACAGGGATTAAAAGCCGATGAGTTAGGTTTCTTGGTCGGTAAACCAATAAACCTCACTGATTTACATGATGAACTAACAGAAATAAATGAAGAATTATCCGAGATTAAGGATGTTCTACTGAAGGATAAAACTGTCGAACTTGGACAGGACACGATTGATAAGTTGATCGGTGGTTTAGCTTCAGAAAATAACAAAAGTGCATCAAAGCAGACTGAAAAAATTAGTGTGCCAGCTTCTCATCTTTCAAGTGGTGCTACTGGTTCGACTACTGTAAATAATAGTGAAGTTACTAATAATCATTCTAGCGGATTAGATAAGACCGAGCATAAAAAGACCGTAGCTTCACCCTTTCGGATTTCAAATCCGAAAGGGGCCAATGGTCCTAAAAATACTGTAGTGAATATCCCTAAAAGTAGGGAGTCAAAAGTCACAGTAGTTGCTCAGGTCTACCCATCTCTAAATAGCAGCGGAAACAACCGCAATCGGCAACGTGATCGATTTGCAAGTCCGAACCATCGTACCAGCAATGAGGAAACAACAGATCTTAACGGTAACAAACAATCGGGCAGATTGTCAGGTGATCATAGGCAAGTTAACTCCAATCGAAATAAAGATCCGCGCATTAGTGAACCTAATCCTAGAGATAAAAAACTTTCTTCAGCGGAAAATCAGAAGCCATCACAATTAAGAGCTTCAAATGGCCGCTTTGTATCAAAAAATGAAGCAGATTCAGTTAATTTAAATATCAAAAGCATTGGAAATAAGATCTCTGATGCAGTTAGCGGTATAGGTTCTGGTAATGATCAAGCTGACCCAAGCGTACAAGCGATGGGTGAGATCAAAGGGGTATTAACTCCTGTTGGCCGTGGTTTTGGCAAGATCTTCGGAGGCGGTACTAATGGACTAAGCCGCGGTCAAGATCGTTGGTATAGAAGGTTCTGGAAAAAAGACGCTGATAAAGCCCATCGTGATGAGGTGGCGAATAAAGCAGAGCAAAAATTATTATCTAAAATCGAGCGCAAGAAAGCCCCTGAAGCTGCTTCGCGTAATGGATTACTGGCCTCTTTGCTTTTAGGATTCATGGGGGTTCTGACAACGCTATTGTTGAAGGGATTCCAAACGCTCGTATCACCTCTCAAATTTTTGGGTATTTTCTTTGCACCACTCTTAAAAGTTCTTCAGGGCTTATTGCGTTTAATTGGGCTGAAATCACTGGGAGATCGGTTAGGTTCACCAGCCGCCAGACAAAGGCACAGGGGTAGGTCGCATACTGGTGGCAGATCTGGTGAGGCTTCACCTCGAAATGGGGCTGGGGGAGCAGCGGCTAAAACAGGCAAAGCTTTATTAAAAAGACTTCCGATCGTTGGCGCTCTTATGTCGGCAGGGTTTCTGGCGAAAGATCTGTCAGATATTGCCGAAAGTGATGCTTCAAAAAGACTTAAAACTAATCGTGTTGGTTCAGCTATTGGCTCTACAGCTGGCGGTATTGGTGGTGCATTTGGTGGCGCGGCAGCTGGGGCTGCAATTGGTTCCGTTATACCACTTGTTGGTACTGTCGCAGGGGGTATTGTTGGGGCGGTATTAGGCGGCATAGGCGGCGACAAAGTTGGCGGTATGCTTGGTGATAAGTTTGGTGATTGGGTCAATGAATTAAGAGACTCAGGATTCATTGATCGCATGTCGCATACATGGAGCGTTGGTGTAAACGCCATGGGCATCATGTGGCGTGATTTCACTTCTCTGGCCGCATCTGTATGGAATGGAGTTGTACAGGGATTTAAAGGGGGTTGGGAAGCGGTAAACGGTTATGTTCAAACGATGTGGCAAGGGGTTAGCAGCTCATTTAACTCTACTACTGAATTTTTAAAAAGCTCATGGACCGTTGCTACTTCTCTTGTTGGTGGGACCTTAAATACAGTTTGGATTAATCTGGGTGAATTGGCATCATCGCTCGCTGGAAGTATCAAGGTACATACTGGGCTTGATCTATCCAAGAGCTTCAGTGAACTAAAATCAACAGTTGGAGGATGGGTTGATGGACTAAAATCTAATATTGGTGAAGTGACTAATAGCATTAAAACCAGTGTTAGCAATCTTTTCAGTGATACCTATATTGGCAATGTTCTGAATCAGGCACAGGAAATGACTGATACCAGCTCTCAGCGTAGCAGTACAACAAAAGAGCAAAATGCCAATCAGACGGCAGTTTTAAATGCATTGCTCAAAGCTGGATTTTCAAAGAATCAGGCGATTGCTTTAACTGCTGAAGTCGGCAGAGAAAATGACTACAACAGCAAACATTTGTACGGGTATCACAAAGATGAAGCCAATGGCGCTGTCAATATGGGAATGATTTCTTGGCAGGGTGATAGAGCTAAACGATTGCAAGCTCACATGGAGAAAAAAGGGTTAATTAAAAATGGCAAAATGGTTCAAAGCCAAGCCGCTTTAGACGCACAAGCTGAGTTTATGAAATACGAGATCGATAACGACTCTAGGTATTCAAAAACTAAAAAGGTATTTACAAATAACCCTAATGCGGACCCTGAAGCATACGCAAAAACCATTGGCACAGATTATATTCGATGGGCGTATGGTCAAGATGTGCTTAGTAGTGGTAAAGCCTTTGATTGGAAGCGACACGATCAAAAGCGCAAAGGCTATAAAGAAAAAGCACTTTCAAAAACCAATGTTAGTATCCCGTATCGAGTAGGCATGGGGCCAATGTCATCAAACGAGCCTGTAGGCATTGTTGAGCACAAAGGCGCATCAATCCCTAACATTTCTGCTAATGAAGGCTCTACGGCGAAAATAAGTGGCTTGGATGTAATGCAATCCAGCACGGCTACAAGTATATCTAATCAGCCCAATGACAAGCCTAATACTGAGTCAAACTCTATTGAAAGCTTAATGCAAACTTTCAATAATTTTGATGCGATGGCAAATGTTAAACAGGCAGTCATCACTATGCTTAAAAATAGCTCGGATGTTAAGTCTGTTGGTGTACATGGTCCACGAACTACCCCAGCAGTTCCAGCTATTAAAATTGCTTCAGCGCCCTCTATATCTGATGAACCTAAAATATCTATGCCATTGGTAAACGTAAGTGCTCAAGACTCAAATAAAGCGCTTGATGATGTATCAAGGGATGTTTCAGATAGACGTATTGCCCATATTGTTACTGGCGGCTATTCAAGCATTTACTAAACAGGAAAACTCAAGCCTTTCACTTACCAGCGTTGTGCAAAATCTGAAGTATGAAAAATACTTTAGATTCGCACGATGTTGCAGACATGGTAGGGCACTGGGCCGAAACCCCAATGAATGGGTATTTAGGCAGCCCCTACGGTCAAAACTTCAATTCTTTTAAACAGCAGCCCCAACAAGGGGTTGCTGCAAATTCGTTTATCCAAAAATTGCATAAAGACGTAGAGATTCTACAAATCCTTCCTTCAGATGCCGTCAGTGTTTATTCAGAGAAAAAGGGTACGGACGGCCTTGATGTGTTTATGTCTGTTGCTGGCCGTAAATTTAATCTTGGTGAAATGTAATGATTACAAAGCAAGAATTTACTCAATCTGCATTCGCAAGCATTGGTGATTATCCAACACTTGAAATCCTTTACCAAGCTAAGGACCCTCGGTTATTTCAAAATATTGAAGCCATGGCAACCATGCTGGCCATGTTTTCTAGCCAATTAGAAGTTGCACAGGCCGAACCATTTGAAAAGACCAAGGATAGTACCGTTTTAGCAGATGCAGCTATGCGCGGAATTGTGCCTAAAGCAGTACCTACGGTCCTAAAAATTCAAGTAGAAAATGATTCTAATGAGCTACTTGAAATTAGCGCTGGCCGCATCTTGCTTGATTCTTCAGGTCGTTCTCTCAGAGTAGAAAACTCAGTAAAGGTGAATGCTAAAACAGTTGATTATATTGCGTGTACCCAGCTTTACAGCCTGTCTAATACCCATACGGTTAAAGAAAATAGAGCATTCTATGAAATCCCCGTGCAAATGAGAGATGAGGAATCATTTTTATCAGGAATCCGTGTTTTTGACGAGACTGGTAATGAATATGCATACACCGATAGATATACGGCGGTTGCAGCTGATGAAAAGGTTTATCACATTGAAGTCGATGAGAAACAGAATTTCTATATTCGGTTTGGCTACAAGGGCATTGTAGGTGTTCAGCCCCCAAGAGGCGCAAAATTTACAATTCAAGCCTTCTATACGTTTGGCTTAGTTGACTCATATTCAAAGGGTGATCAGGTAGCGTTTGAGATAAACCATTCAATCAATGATTCTTATGCAAAGTTATCAATTGATAGTGTTACGTCAGTTGGTGAAGCGCCAATTACAACAGCTGTATTGCGTGAATTAACCAAGTACCCAAGTGTCTAAAACAAGAATGCTGTGTATCTTGGTGAGTTTGATTATCTTATCCGTGAAAATTTTCCAACTTTGGCATTTTTATCTGTCTGGAATGAATCAGCTGAAGAAATTGCAAGAGGTCCAAAAGTCACCAATATGAACTGCTTGTTTATTGCGGTTGTGGGTGATTCAGGACAAGAGAAATTCGATATTTACGCAAAAGGTAAAGCCCCTGTTGAAGTAACCAACCTCACACCACTTCAGAACAAAATCAAGAACGTAATTCAACTTGCAGATGATAGTTATAAAGTTCGATTTATTCAGCCAATGGTCAGAGAAATTGCCGTAAATATTACGGCCAAAGTTTCGACTTCATACGACAAAGACACTGTAAAAAAACAAATCCAGACTGCAACTATTGAAAAGTATGGACAAGCGTCCGTTGTGATGAGTCGCGGTAAAGCGAAGCCACAATATCAAAAGCTCTATGAGCACATTAAGAAGAAAGTTCCAGCCCTATCATTGGGTAGTGCCGATCTGAAGATTGAAATTGAAGATTTATCGCAATATGACCAGTTCCCAGAGATCTGGCAATACATTGATAACACAAAACTCATCATTGATGTGAAAACAGAAAACACCTCAACCAATGCTTGGGGGATTGGATTCTGATGTTTGACTTCCAATCATCTGTAATACCTCAAATGACTCCGCTTCAAAACAGTTATACAAATAACCCATTTGAAAAGGAGTTAAGAGATCTCTTTATTGCTTTGTTTAAAAAACACTTAGGAGAAGATGCATTTAATGCTTTTGTGCTGGGTTCTCCGCACTTAGGTAGCTTTGAATTAGTACGCAAAAGTATCAACACCGATGGTATTTCACTACTTCAGAGCAACGTTGAAGAAACAACAACACGATATTTATATCGTGCATGGAAATCTGGCGATGTTCAAAAACGTGGACTACATATACTTCGAGTCTATATCAAACTTTTGTTTGGTAGCTTGGCTGAAGTAGTTCAATTGCAACATAGCATCCACGAACCTTATCCGACAAAGCTTGTCGAATATAAACAAGGCGACCCATTGCTTAAAGATCATTATCTGACTTCCCGTGTTTATGTCGATATTGATTCTTCATTTGCAGATGAGTCGATCAAGCGAATTGCAAGTAGTGTCCAGTCGATTTTAGCGGCTCGTTTCGTGCCTGAAATCAGATTTAGAACACTATCTACAAGAGCAAGCATGACCTTCATTTTTGGCAATAACGGTGGAATAAGAGCGCACTTTTTAGCTAGAGGTGAATTGGTGGACAATAATGGCAATTAATTTAGAGTTGAAGTTAACGCTTGACGGTAAAGATGCGTTCTGGAATAGCAAGAAAACAGGTGTACAGCTGGATATTACACATATTCAATTCGGTACACGTAACCGAGTACCTACTGGTGAAGAATCGCTATTAAATCAGCCAAAACAATCAACTAAGGTACAAAATGGTAGCAAAATTGGACCCGATCAAGTCCGTATTTTAGCTACGATGCCTGGTCTCGAAAACTACAATGTCAATGAGATTGGTTTATGGTCTGGTGAGCCAGAAAAATCAGGCAGTATTTTAATTGCCTACACTTCTGTCAGAACAGGCTATATAGCCCAAATGGTGACAGGCATTGATCTTGTATTCGCGTATGACATGGTTTTGTCTACCGAAAATATTGATCAAATCCGCATTGTAAAAGATACAGATCAAAGCTCTACTTTCGCGCTATTAGCCGAGCATGTTTCTGATAGAAATTCTCACCCTTTCTATGTCACCCTCGATACAGCGCAAACAATTACAAGTACAAAAACCTTTACCAGTAAAGCGGTATTTAACGGCGGCTTAAAGGGTGAATTAGAAGGTAATGCGGCAACAGCTACTCAACTTAAAACGGCTAGAACTTTCAGCTTTTCGGGTGCTGCAACAGGCTCTTTAAACTTCAACGGCACTCAGAACGTTTCTGCTGTTTTGACTTTAGCCAACTCTGGTGTTGTTGCTAATACCTATGGCTCCAACTTAAAAATCCCTGTTTTAACAGTCAATGCTAAAGGGTTATTAACAAGTGTTTCAGAGCAAAATTTGCCACTGATTAACGACCTAAATACGGGCGGCGCTAATAACATTCTTTCGGCTGAGCAAGGCAAGCAGCTTAATCAAAATAAAATTAGCCACGGTGACTATGGATTAGGTAAAACACTTTCCCTCCCTAACGGGAAAAACTTCAGTGACATTACTGAAGATAACTCATTTTGGATGAGAGGGAATGCACCCCCAGCTGACAGCCCATTTCCTTCAGCTTCTAAAGTAATGAATATTGGAACTAGCGCTTGGAATACTCAGCTCGGATTTGCTGCTTATGACAATCGAATGGCGTTGCGTGCACGAAGATCTTCTGGTGGTGAATTTTTACCATGGCGTGAATTGGCATTTACCGATAGTAATATCACTGGTAACGCTTCTACAGCTACCAAACTAGCCACTGCTAGAACTGTTCAGTTCTCTGGTGCGGCTAATGGTTCGTTTTCTTATGATGGTACGGCGAACTCATCTTGTATTTTAACGTTAGCCAACTCAGGTGTTGTAGCTGGCACGTATGGCAACAATATTACTGTTCCAGTGTTCACAGTCGATGCAAAAGGCCTTGTCACTGTTGCAGCAACACAACCTATCCGTAATGCCACGACAGCAGTTACGGGCCTTGTGCAACTAAATGACAGTTTAATCAGTACAAGTACAACTCTTGCTGCTACTGCTAATGCTGTGAAGCAATTAAATGATAAAAAAATTGAGAAAAATGGAGCTTTCTTAGATGCTTTTACTGGCAGAGTGGATGTATATGTTAATGCTGAATCTACCGTTAAATCCCTTGCAGAGCTACCAAAAGGCACAAGGGCTTTAGCAGGTACAAATGTCGTCTCAGATGCACCCTTCGTTGGTGGTGGGTTTGTTTATGTAGAAACAAAAGAGGGGTACTTAGGGTCATCCACAATTCAAGAGGCTTGGGGTTATAAGACAAGCGATTACGCTATTCGTTCTTGGGTTGGTAGTGAAAAACCTTCAGCTTGGAAGCGAATGGCTGATTCTATAGACGTTGTTAACCTTCAGAAAGATCAAGTTGCAACTACAGCTGAAGTGCTACGCTTACAAGAAAATAAACTTGATAAAACCTCTAATGCTGTATCGGCTTCAAAATTATTTACAGCACGTACAATAGGTGGGGTTTCATTTGATGGAACTTCAAATATTGACTTAGCTGGTGTCAATACGATCGGCAACCAAAATACCACTGGCCGCTTGCAAACGAGCAGCTTTAACTCGGTTACGGTTGGGTCTCTTGAGGCAGTTGCAAATAGTAAGAATGCTTGGAATATTGCCGATAATATTGCGGCTAAGCTCACTAACAATAATAACGCTTTAGCAATTCATGTTGGCGGCGTTATGAATGAACGTGTTGCTATGATTCAGGTGGGTCATGCTGACACACCTTATGCTCATATTTTAGGTTCTTTGAGATTAAACCCGTTTGGTGGTGAGGTATCCGTCAATAATTCTCGTGTATTGACTGAAGCCTATGGTACTGCCACTGCTGCTACTCGTCTGGCTACAGCTAGAACGGTTCAATTTTCAGGTGCGGCCACTGGTTCATTCTCATTCGATGGTGCTGCAAATTCTTCTTGTATTTTAACTTTGGCTAACTCTGGCGTAGTAGCTGGCACGTATGGCAACAACGTAACAATTCCAGTTCTCACAGTAGACTCAAAGGGCCTTGTTACGGTTGCAGCAACTCAGGCTATTCGCAATGCGACAACCTCACAATCTGGTATCTCTCAGCTGGCTGACAACCTGTCTACTGATAGTAATTTACAGTCTTTAACAGCCAAGCAAGGTAAAGTTTTAAATGAAATTAAGCTAAATAAAGCGAATAAAATTGGAAATCTAACCAAATATAGAGATCTAGCTTCGTTTGTAACTGGCTCATCAACTGTGGGCGCGATAATTATTAAGCCGCCAGCGAATCTTGCAAAAACGGCTACAACTATGTTGCGTATGTCTGTGGAGGGTTATAACTATGTTACCAATACTTCTTGGACAGCTGAAATTGCTGGTTATCACTATCCACCTTCAAAAGCATGGCTACAAACTTCAGCTACACTTAACGGCAAGGCCCCATTTAATGATATTAGATTCGCTCGTAATATTACTGATGAGCTGCACATTATTTTAGGTGATGAAAAATCACGTTGAGCATACCCTGCTATTTTATTAAGAGAATTGATTACCTCATACGCTTATCAGGATTCATGGGCCGATGGATGGGAAATTGTAACCTCAACTGATCTGAGCAATTACACCTTTAGTTCGCCTGTAGAAGTTCTTGGTACGGGATTGGTTGAAGCAGCAAAAAAACTCGCAAAGCCGTTCAATATCAACGGTGTTTCATGTGATGGAACAAGTGATGTTGTTGTGACTACAGCACCATCTTTTGGTATTAACAATACAGATTCAACGAAGGGTTTAGGGTTATCTTTATATTCTGGTGCAACCACTGGGATGCCGTCATTTGGTATGGCATTTGCTGGTACTAGAACGTTTGGAAGCCACGGCCAAGTTACTGGTGATTGGGCAACATACTTTACTGTTGGTGGTGGACGAGATCGAGGCTGGATTTTCCAAAATGCTGGCGCTAATGTAGCTTCAGTTAATGGATGGGGAGACTTCACTGGCCGTAATTTTTATGGAGACTTAAAAGGTACTGCTGACAATGCGACCAATGCTGATAACGCCAAACAATTGGTTTCAAATGATAAGAGAGCAATGAATCCGAAGGACGTTGATAAAGGTCTTGCTCAACTATATTTCACCAGCGATGCTGGCTTAAAAACTGATAAACAAAATACAAGTTATGGAGACTTCCTAGTATTAAATTCATATCGGGATGCTACAGGCGGTGAAATGAACGGCCTGTTCTTCAGTAAGAATTTTGAACAGGGCATCTTTCATTATCGCGGCCTTTTCAATGGTGACAAATGGAGTGCACCAAAGCAAATTGCTTATACAGACAGTGATAGCACTGGTAACTCTGCAACAGCAACCAAGCTTCAGACAGCTCGAACAATTCAATTTTCTGGCGCTGCAACTGGCTCCGTCTCTTATGATGGTTCTGCAAATTCATCATGCATTTTGACATTGGCAAACTCTGGTGTTGTTGCTGGTACTTATGGGAACAATGTCACTGTGCCTGTAATCACTGTTGATGCAAAAGGTTTATTAAAAGTTGTTGCCAACCAACAAATTAGGGGCGCTACCACCGCGCAAATGGGGATTGTTCAATTAAATGATACGTTGACAAGCACAAGTGTAGATCAGGCTGCAACCGCAAACACAGTAAAAAAACTCAATGACACAAAGCTCGATGCTGGTAATGATGGACATTTAACAAGTGGAACTTATGGCTGGGTTAAATTTGCTACCGCAACAATCCCACAAGTGGGTTCAAGCGTAAGAATCGACTTTACGGGTGGGGCTGGATTCAATGCTGGTAGTCCAGCGCAATGTGCTGTGCAAACAGTTGTTTTAAGAACTGGGAACGGTACGCCAGCAACAGGTATAAACTGCGTTTGGTATGCTGTTGAAGGTTTAGCTAACTTCATGGGTGTAGCCTATATACCTTTAGCTCAAGCAAACACCTATGAAATTTGGATTCAGGCGGCTGGTTATACAAGAGTCAAATGGGTAACTCATGTTGCAGATAACGCGACCATTAATGTAAACCCACAACCTAGCATACCTAATGCACCAGCTAATCTAATCCAATCAACTGCATATTTTATTCCTCGTACAACAAGTAATGTCGCTTCAGCAACAAAGCTACAAAACCCTAGAAAAATCAACGGTATTGATTTTGATGGTAGTCAAAACATTACACTCGAAGCAGCGTTAAGACATAACGGCGATATTTCGACATTAGCACAGGCTGATAAAGCGCTTAATGATGGTAAATATACTGTTACGGCCCTTAATATAGCTGGCCTTTATGGTTACGGACTCATGTTTGTGATCAGAGTGGGGGGTATTTGTAATCAAATTTATCTACCTCATGTAAGCGATGGTGCAAATAATAATTGCATGGCGATGCGTCAGGCTTGGAATACTAATGGAGATATAGCCAGCTTCTCAGAATGGAAAGTTGTTGGCACACGGGATGATTCTAAGTATTTAGCTTTGGGAAGCACACAACAAATTCCCCTTAATCAGGACCTAGCTTGGGATGCACGATCAGGTGTTTATACGAAAGATCAAGGCGGAGCGACAGCTTTAATTGCTCAATTCTTAGGTCATGGCTCGGTTGGAGCACTTCAGTTTTTAGCTAATTATGCGAACGGTGGTCTATTTTATAGATCTGCCCGTGATACCGCAGGTTTTGAGAAAGGCTGGGAGCGCCTAGTAACTGAGACCAGCGGTAATGCACCAACGGCATCAAGGCTGCAAACCGCTAGAAATATCGGTATTAGAGGTGCGGTGAATGGAGACGCTACTTTCGATGGTTCAGGGAATATTGAACTTTGGGTTGGAACTCAGGGCTTACAGCCATTTGATGTCACAGGCTCAAGAGCTGCTAATACTACTTACGTCAATGAGTTAGATATACCGAAGTATGTAACTATCTCAGCAAGAATGTGGTCTTATGAATCAGGTCAAGCATTCGTAAGTGGAGTAACTGTTGCTGATATGTATGCAGACGTAGGTAAGGGCGGTTCAACTACACTAACTTTCTCTTTTGTAGTCGGGGGGAAAAGAGAGTACCGATTTAACGGTAAAAACATTGTAAGATGGACGGAGACAGTCTAATGAAATACTTTTTAAATACAGAAACTAATGAAGTACATGCTTTCAAAATTGACGGTTCTCAAGATGATTTTATCACTGATAAAATGAATCAAATGAATGCGTTAGAAATCGATAAGCACCTTCATCCCGAAAAGTATCTCAGTGATGAGGAAAAGGAACAATACAGGCTAAATCAGTACCCTTTATTGGACCAAAGACAGTTTAAGTTGTGTTTGACTCATAACGATCTCATTGATCAGCTGGAAGATGGAATTGCAGCTATTGAAGATCGAAAGACAAGACGATTAATGCAGATCGAGTATGACACTGCCGAACGATTTGAGAGAACTGGCCGAGCGATCTTAGATATGTTTGGGCTTCTTAACATGCCCAGCCAGAAAATTGATGATTTTTGGGAACAAGCATTAAAACTTTAACGTATTAACAATCACTGGTTATTGAAATGGTTAATCATAAGTGAGTAAACATTTTTTTATGCTTAATTTATAGTTACTTAAAATTTTATGTGATGCGTACATTACGCATCATACAAAAGCATTGATATTCAATTGAAAGCGGCCTAAGCTTGGTAATTAGCTTCACCATAAAAATTTGAGATTTATGTCTTTAACAGATAAACAAGTACGCCAATCTTCACCAAAAGAGAAAGTCTATTTTTTATCAGACGATGATGGCTTGAGCCTAAAAGTTGAGCCAAGTGGTTTAAAAACATGGTGTTATAGATATACAGAACAAAGCACAGGCAAACGGCCAAGGAAAAACTTGGGCCATTATCCTGAAATGTCTCTCAAACAGGCTCGTATTGAACGAGATCTTAGAAAGGGCCAGCTTCATACAAATGGGGCTTGGGATGCAGAAAAGATTGAAGCTGATATATTAAGATTTAGCACTGTAGCAAATGAATGGCTAGATTTTAAAACAAAAAATTCTTTGGGTGATAATCCTCGTTGTGGTGTTTTATCACTAGCAAAGAAAAGCTTAGATAATGAGATTCTTCCCAAGATTGGTGATATTCCTTTTAAGGAAGTCAACAGATTAAATCTAGTATCTATCGTGAGAGAAATTGAAAAAAGAGGAGTAAAAGAACCAGTTAAAAAAGCATGTAGTTATTTAAGCCAAATTTATGATTATTCTGTCGCTGTTGGTTATACAGATTTAAATATCGCCATGAATTTAAACAAGGTATTAATAACGACTAAGATTAAAATTAACTATCCATATCTTAAAAATGATGAAATTGGTGATTTTATTCAAAAGACAATAGCTGTTAAAAGTCACCCAATAATTAAAAAAGCACTTTGGTTAAAGCTATATTCTGGTGTACGTGGGGCAGAGCTAATCAAGGCGGAGCCTAAGCATTTTGACTTAGAAAACAAGCTATGGCGCATACCTCCAATTCACGTTAAACAGTTGAGAAGAAAGGTATTATTAGGGTTTGATATTCCTGATTATGTAGTGCCGTTATCAGATCAAGCCGTAGAGATCGTAAGGTCTGCAATCGAATGGTCCCATGGTGAACGATACGTCTTTGCCAGTCCTAGAAAAGTAGGCCAGCACATCCACTTTAACTCAATAAATACTCTTATACGGCGCATGGGATATGATCAAAATAAACTTTCTTCTCATGGTTTACGCTCAACAATGAGTACGGCATTAAATGAGGCTGGAATATTTAAAAGTGAATGGATTGAAGCACAGCTTTCGCATACAGATAAGAATGAGACTAGAGGTACATATAACCATGCAGAATATATAACTCAGCGTAGTGAAATGATGCAATGGTGGGCAAATTATATTGATAATTATATATCGGAATATACACACCTAAATGCTGCTTAAAATATACAACCTTTAAAAAAGCACCTATAAGGTGCTTTTATTTTAAATATGTGGATAAGCACAAACTGAGTTTGTTATATATTCCATTACTGAGCCAGAAGGGGCCTCCATCCATCCAGTGTTAAGCCTTTCTTGATCAATTAAATCTCCATTTTTTTTATATCCATAAATAGTATTAATATTAAATAAAGTATTATCACAATCAAATATCTGCTTAGCGATGGTGTATTCACCAATTTTGTAATTATCTTCTGGACGATAATGTTCTGCTTTAACCCATGTACTGCGATAATTTAAAGTTTTATTTTCATACTGGATTCGGTCAGCATCAACATAAAAATGTCTAGCTTTATCTGAGCCTAATTTGACCCAATCTGCGGCGTTTGTTGTGGCCGCCATTAATAAAAAGAGGGAGGTGAATAATACTTTTTTCATTAACTGATCCTTAATTTGCTGGAAAAGTATAATAAAAAAAAGCCCCACAATGTGAGGCTTTTTAAGTAATTGGCGATTTATGAGTCTTTTTTATGGGCCTCATTGTAGAGTGCGATCGCTACAAGTGCTCTATATCTCCATGATTGCCACGCTACATCCATCATTGGATTAACAAATATATTAGGGCTAAATGGGGCTGCTCTTTTTAAATACACGTGCGGTAGTTTAAGCTGTTCAAGGCATAATGCTTCAAATACCTTCAGCTCTAATTCTTCATTAAATGTTGTTAATGACAGGGTTAAATCAACATCAATTTTTCTTTTTTCCATTTAAATCTTTCCTAAAAAAGCCCTAAATAAATAGGGCCTGTTTGATTAATAAATATTCTTTAATTTAGAAAGGGCCGTCATAGCCGCTTGGTGGTTGATTGTTATTCTGTTGATACCCGTTGTTGTACCCACCGTGCTGCTGATTTCCATAACCGCCTTGCTGTTGATTGCCATAACCGCCTTGCTGCTGGTTGTTATAGCCGCCTTGCTGGTTATTACTATTCTTGTCATCAAGCATTTGAATGCTATCCCCACGTACTTCAGTGGAGTATTGCGTCTGGCCGCCTTGATCTTGCCATTGTCTAGTTCTTAATGAACCTTCAACGTAGACTTTTGAACCCTTTCTTAAATACTGCTGAGCAATTTCTCCCAGTCGGTTATGCAGTACAATTCGATGCCATTCTGTTTGTTCTTTACGTTCGCCAGAGGCTTTGTCTAACCAGCTGACGCTTGTTGCAATACTGAATTGTGTGACTGAGCCGCCATTAGGAAATGTTTTGGTTTCAGGATCTCGGCCTAAAGTGCCGAGTAGTATTACTTTATTCACACCACGCATTAAAATTACCTCAACTTAACTTTGCTTGAACTGACCTTGAACCGTTGGCTTTTCTGGTTCTGTGTTTGCAGTTCTTTTGATTTGGATTGCGATTGCCTTTTTGCGCTTGTTTGGGCTTCTTAGGCGTTGATTCGGCCTTAATAGGCTTGTCTGGCTGTTCTGTGGTTCTGAGATACTTTAAAACTGCAATCTCTCTACAGGCTTCAATTTCAAATAAGCCAACGTTACTAAACTGCTGACCTAAACAACTGAAAATGCGAGTGCGACTGTTATATGTGAAGGCGCAACTTAATCTTTGGCCATCTTCTGCATGATGCATAATTCAATCCATAAAAAAGGCGCTATATTTGATATAAGCGCCTTTAAATCACCTAAATAATTAAGGGTTTAGTTTTTCTAATAAGCCCTTGCTAAGCTTAAAAGAAACGGTGTTTCGAGCTGGAATCAGTGCTGGTGCACCAGTTTTAGGATTGCGGCCAGCACGTGCATTTTTGTGTTTAGGGGTGAAGATACCAAAACCAACCAATGTGACAGTTTCGCCTTGTGCAAATGTCTTGGTGATTGCATCTAAAGTTGCATCAAGTGTTGCAGCAACAGTAGCTTGAGTTTGGTTTGTAGCCTTCGCAATACGTGCGGTCAATTCAGTCTTGTTCATAAGAAACCTTCAAATCTATTAAATTTGAAGGCATCTTAGGGCCTGAAAAAATTAACTTTCCTTCACTTTTCCTAAATTGAATGCAACACCGTTTAAATGATCAATCATTGCCAGCATCATGCTTGATACATGCTCTTTCGTGTATTCACTGGCAACCGTAAAGCCTAAATGCTGCGCTAAAGCCGCATGGTTAAAATGTAAGGCTTCATTTAAGATCTCAGCTGAAACTGTTTGTTCTTGATCTGCCTTACTTGCTTGGACTTTCTTGGCTTCGTTTTGACGCGCTGCTTGGTCCAGCATCCGTTTAACTTCTGCTTTTGCAGCTGGTGAAGCATCGGCTTCAGCAACCTTGTTAGCCTGTTGCTGTTCATAGCTTTCAATACGTTGTTTAACTTCATCTTGGAGATATTCGCCGCTAAATTGAGTAGCAAGTGTCTCCTTATCATTAAACAAGAACTCATGGCCCTTTGCTGCTTCTACGATGTAAGCGATTCCATCATCAATCTGAGTAACAACCAGATCGATAGCAGCTTTAGCTCTTGTGGCCTCGTTAAAGGCTGCATCTTCCATTGATGAAAGTGTCTTTTTGCCCTTAATAGCCGTTTCGATTGAATACTCAACTTCAACACGGTATTTCTGAGCCTGTAGGTGCTCAAGAACAGCATTTTTTGCATTAGTTAAGACAGTCAGCTTAATCTGCTCTTTTTGCGATTTAACAAGCTTATCAAGCTCTAAGCGCTTTGCCCGTGCTGAATTGGAGATCTGTTCTAAAGTGTCTAATACAGCATTAATATCAGCTGATTGCTGAAGGATTGCGGTTTTGGTCTTGCCCAGTGTCGTTTCTACATTCTTACACCACTTAATCGCTTTTTCGGCATCTGCAAAATGCTGATCTGTGGTTAATTCGGTGCTAATACTATCAATCGTTTTGTTGGCCGCTTCAGCAAATTCATTTAGATTGTTCTCTAACACCTTTCCTGATACAACAACTGACAGCTGCATCAAGTCAGATATGTTCTTGCCTTCAATCTTTTCTACGCCGACCGTGTGGGATTTTAAGTCCTCATCGAACTTTTCCCAGCCAGCTAAAAGCTGCTTACGTTTGATCGGGTCAGATTCATACCAGCAGTAGACCATCTTCTCAGCTGTACCATCCGACACAGCGAATAAGATCTTTTCTACATCACCAACAAGTAATTGTTGTTCAAGCTGCCAAACGTGCGTATCTGGAACCATTCCTTGCTTAACAATCTCAGCAAGTTTTTCATTCCAAAGCTTATGCTCAAAACCAATATCGCCCATCAATGTTAGGCCATCGTAGGACGCTAAAAGATTGTCCTTGCTTGCAACTACTGGGAATAAATCTTCATCGATTAGTTTTTCAATAATAGGACGGGCCATTTCCTCAACTTTATGGCCTAAATCAAATAATTTTTTCTCATAATCATTCGGTTCAGGTGAGGTACCCGATTTTTTTTGATCGAGTAACTGGGTGCGGCTCAAATATGAGCTGCTACCCATCATTGCATTGGCTTCACTTGCTGTATGAAACTTTGCACGTAATTCAAGCCACTCTTGAGAGCCTTGTGTGACGTTGTGTGTAATCATGCTACTCATGCGGCCTGTTTCTCCAATTTAAGAATTAATTCTCTTTGTTCGTTTGATAACGTATATTTAGATTCGAGTTTATCTATGACCGCTTTTGCAGTTGACCGCCCAGCATCAATCAACTTTGCTGCTGCTTCATAGTTCTTATCGAATTTTTCTTGAGAAATCACTTCCTTTTCAGGGACTACTTTCTCTTGTTTGGGTTCAGTCTTTTCAACTTCATTGCTTGCTTTAGTTGTCTGCACTACCTCTGTAGTTTGTCCATCAGCCGCCTGTGAGTTCAAGATCGTTAGACCTTCATCATGGTCATATAAACCCGTAAGACCAAAGGCATAGCGTGCACATTGAATCAGTGACTTATGGCGCAACATTCGATTAGGGTGAGTTTGCCAAGGTCCATTATTCTTAACACCGTTTTTTACATGAGCTGGCTTATATGTTTCACCCATATATTCCCTAACCTTGGTAGGGCGTGTTCGATCTGTGCGATAAATTGAACATTCACACCAAACATGTGTCATCATTTTTGCATCGTCTGGAATCGCAACCATTTCTTGAGAATAAGTAAACTCAACACCATCGTATTTTTCATTACTGTTAATAATGTTGCTCCACCCATCCACGCCAACGATTGGAATAATGCCGCCGCTTTTGTCTGGAAATGCATAGATTTCACGTGTAAACGGGTCAAGGTTGTATTTCTTTGCAACGATCAACAAAGCCGTCATTTGTGCATAAGTTACTTCTTTCTTAAAGCACGTTTGAATTAATACATTTGCTACAGCATTGGTATCAACCACACTACCGTTGAAGGCAATATTAAATTTTTTACCAAATTCTTCGAGTAGGGCTTCGGCGCTGTTAATATTTTCGCTTTGACTCATTTTTCAAATCCAAAAAATAAAAGAGCAATGCTTTTAGGCATTGCTCTATAAAGATAAAAGACAGGGGATTAGTTGAAGTTAGGGCGCTTTAATGTCGTGCCTTGTTTCTTCAATTTTGCATTCAGCAGGTTTTGGACCCGTGTTAACACGTTCGTTTTATCCTGGTCTCGGCGAATATTTTCTGCACGTTTCTGTAACTCTAAAGCCATGTTTTTGAGTTCATCACTTGCAAAGTACACGGTGGTTGAAGAAGCTTTAGAGAGGGTGAGAATTGGCTCTCCTATCGCACCTTTACGCTTAGCAAGCTCAAGAGCCTCTTTCGGTGTGTTTGCAACGAAGCGTATAGCCTTAGCTTCAATCACATGTTGCGGAATCGCAAGATAGTTTAATTTGTTCATCTGTTTAGCCTTTTTGATGATGATGTTGCGGTTTAAAGATCGAGTGACCTTTTGTATATGACCAGAGATAAACCCTAGTCATATAGAGAAAATCACTAATGACACAAATCTTGTAATAAGTTTTTAATGAAGCGCTTCATAGCTCATCGCCATAAAATAGATTTAAGTTAACTAAAAATTAGATTCTATGTAACTTATGAGCCAATCTTATTTAAATGAGCCAAGTAAATCAAGATTTTTTAAGATATTTTGCATTTAAGTGCATTTGCACTTATGCACTTAAATGCTTAAATGAATGCAAGGACAAAAAAAAAATGCCTAAGCATCTTCTTTTGTATGGGTTTTATTTATAATTTGAATAGCTCTGGTGGGATAATTGCTGAAACAACTTTACCGACAAGAGTAGCATTACTATTAGAAATCTCGATTGCAGTGCAATTTGGATTAAATGCTACTGCTTCCAATTTATCGCCATCTCTTACTATGGCCCTAAAAATATAGCTTTCATCACTTTCTATGAATGAGTTAACGTTTGCTGTTGAGTGAGATAATTTGAGTAAAGCAAAGTCATTTACTTGTAATTTAACATCTGGCTGCACTAATAATAATGTACCTTTGAAAAAACTTAAACCGCCGTTATATGATTCCATTTCATCAGTTTCTAATGTAACCCAAAATGCATTAGGGCCAAGATTTAAAGTCGATGGATACTTGTTAGCGGTTAAAGCGCCTTTCTTTATATTTGAAATAATTTCTTTGTAATTGCCAGCTTCATTGAAACTGATCAATGGATAACTATAAGTCTCGTTAGCAATCTGGCCTGTAATTTTTAGTAGGGCTTGGGCAATCCTAGGTGAAAAACTATCAATAGGCACTTGTAATTGCTCCGAAAAAAATGAAGCAAACTTAACATTTAAGGGTGTTTTTGCATTTAAGTACGCAAAAATCGTTGGCGGAAATACACCAAAGCTTGCCGCTAATCCTTTTTGAGTAAGTTTTAATTCTTTCTTCTTTGATTCAAAAATTCGTTTCATTGCCTCCGCTTCTTCATAGAGAGTTTCGTCATTAGGAATATTTGGCTCGTCTACAGCCGTTGAGTTGGTCATGCTCTTAAAACCTCCAAGTGTAAAACGTTTTATTGCAATTTAATTATATAAAATCTAACATTTGTCACTAATGTTTAATTTTATCTAATTTTCATGGCTCACTATCAACCATTGCATGAATACATCTCAGGGGTAGGCGGTTTAACGATCGCTAATCGTACTTTAAAGATGAACCCCAGACACTTAAAACTGCTTTCGGTAGATATTGATTAAGCTCATTAAGATTCAAGATTACATTGAAGCTTAGGAAATTAAACCATAACGAAGTCACAAATTAAGCAAAATATAATTTATTTGCTTAATTGTTGCACTCAAATTAACTTTTTACAAGGTTTATTAAATAATGACTAATTATTCAGGCCGTAAATTTAGCGGCATTTGGATACCAGCATCTTTATGGCTGACGGAGGGTCTAAGTCCTAGTTTAAAAATCTTATTGGTTGAAATTGATAGCTTAGATAACGGCGAACGCGGTTGTTTTGCAAGCAATAGCTATTTCGCAAATTTCTTGAAAGTTAGCGAATCACAAGCATCTCGCTTAATTAATACGCTAGTGGATAAGGGGTTGATTAGATCTGAGCTGATAAGTAGCAAAGGTCGAAATAATGAGCGCCGTCTGTATGTAAATGTACCTATTGATCAAGCATTTAATGAAGATATTACAGAGAAAATTTTAGCCAATGGGGGTATCCGCAAAAATGCAGAGGCCCATCGGCAAAACTGCGGAGAGGGTATCGGCAATAATGCAGACACCCTTACGCAAAATTGCGGAGAGGGTATCCGCAAAAATGCTCAAGAGAATAAACCAGTTAATAAACCAGCTAATAAACCAATTAAATATATGGCTGATCGCCTAAATTTTGATGAGGCATTCGATCTTTTTTGGAAGGCTTATCCCAACAAGAAATCAGGAAAAACCAAAGCAAAAGAAGGCTTGGTTAAACTTCTCAAAAAAACAGATCTCTTTGAAGTGGTTATGAACTCAATTGAAGTGCATAAGAAAACACGATCATGGATTGAAGGTTATGTGCCTCATGCAACAACTTGGCTGAATCAAGCAAGGTATGAAGCTGAGTTTTCAGAGAAGGATTTTGCTATCCAGCATTCACAGCAGCAGCAAAATAGCGCTAACCGCATTGGTGATAACTCGGAACTGGATGCACTTCTAAGCGGTGCAAAGGCAGCAGGAGCTAAAACTATTGCTGGTGTAACTGGTGATGTAGGTGTGATGCGAGTATGAGTTACGTCACCATTGCTGATACAGCGCAGTTAGTAAAAGACCTCAAAGCCTACTATGGGAAAAACTTTGCAGATTTTTGGTCTGGTATGAGTGATACCGATATTGCTATGAATTTCGCAAATATCCTTGCCGATGTTCATATTGAGCAATTTAACCATGGCCGAAAAAAAATGGAGTCTAGCGGCTTTATTCCCAACATGCCCCAGTTTAAAGATTGGTGCTTAGAGAAGAAGTCGCCAGCACATAACTGGCTTTCAGCGCATGAAGCTTGGGCTTTGTGTTTGAGCTATGAAAACAATGAAAAAGTGTCTGTTACAGCTCAGGCAATGGAAGCCTTCAGGAAGGTTGGCCATGTGCTACATAACGAAGGTCAAAAACCAGCATTCCAAGCTTTTAAAGGGTTCTATTCACGAATTGTAGATCGTGCGGTAGAGCGCGGCCAGCCACAAACCATATTTGTGCCGCCCTTGCGCCTCAAATCAACTGAAGAAAGAAGTATTCACTTAACACATGATCGGCGTGAACTCGCAAGAGAGAGCATCGCTGGACTAATGGAAAAATTGAAATTGCCAAGAGGTTTAACAAAATGAGTTTACAAGAAATTCTATTGACGGTTATTGCTGTCGGTATATGGGCCGTTGTATGGGTTTTGTGGTATGGCTTGTTTCATACCAATAATCAAAATAACGATGAGGTGGATTTCTAATGGCTGACCCAATTGATTTAGCAAATGACATTACACAGCGCATTTTAGAAAGCCAGATCAGCAACGCTTTAGTGCATTCAAATCTTGAAAGCGCAACGCACTGTGAAGAATGTGATAACCCTATACCTGAAGGTCGCCGCTTGGCCGCTAAAGGAACTCAGCACTGTATTGATTGTGCAGAGCACTTTGAGCGCAAACGGGTATAGAGGGGAATTTAAAGTGAATGAACGTAAAAGCGGAAGTTCAGCAAAGCCTAAACCGATGCCTGTTTATTTCACTGTTCGTAAGTTGGTAGACCCTGCTACTGGTCAAGTGGTGGGGGCTTTTGTTCCGAATAGTGATGAAGATAAAAATTATTTACGAGAGCGTCAATACAGGGAAGGTGAAAGAATCAGGGCGGTATTAACTAAACCACGCAATGAGAGATTTAATCGACTTGTGCATGGTATGGGGCACTTGATTGTTGAGAATATTGAAGGTTATGAGAGTTTACGCGCACATGATGCAATTAAGAAACTTCAGTCTGAGGGCCGTATTCATTGCAGCATTGAGACATTATCTGTAGAGGGTATGGATATACAAAGATATGTGCCTAAATCGATTTCATTTGATTCAATGGATGAGCATAGCTTTCAAGATTTTTGGAACCAATGCTGTAAATATTTTATCGAAAAACACTGGCCGACCCTTGATGAAGATGCTTTAACTGAAATGATTGAGTTTCAAAGCTTTACCAATCATTAATATTATTCTGAATTGATAAGATTCTCTAAACGTCCAATGGAATTTTTCAATTCATTTAACAGACTAAACAGTATATTATTAGTCTAAATGTAATTTTACGACCGATGAGTAAGATAAGTGACGATTTTAACTGATTTAAGTAAGATAAAGTCTAATATTTCTTCAGATATTAGTCCTGAGCTATTTTTAAATTCAATAGATGTTAATTTTTTGACTGGGAAGGCAATCGAATCACTGATAGAAAATGGGGTTAATCCTCAACTAAAATCGTCTGAGAGTATTTTGAACTCTATTTATTATTTAATCGCTGAACTTGAAGAAAATCATCAGCATGAACGAGACATTTGGCTTAATTCTGAAATCTTTAAATATGTGGGTTCAATAAATAAGACTGCTGCATCTGAATAGGTTATCTCCCAAACCTTGTGATCAGCGGTTAAGTAAATCTTAATAAATTAAAGCGCCACAGAATCGGCGCTTTTTTTTATCATTAAAGGAATATTTTATGTCTAAATCTAATCGAACAAGTGAATATTTACGCCAATTCGCTAAAGGGCAGCCATGTACTTTGCGCGTGGCTGGTGTGTGTGTGGATGATAGCTCGCATGAAACCACAGTTATGTGCCATTTGCCTGTAGGCATGAAAGGCGTTGGCATGAAAGTAAATGATCTATATTCGATACATGCCTGTCATTCTTGCCATGATGTATTAGATCGCCGTAGAAAGGGTGTAGAGGTCGATAGCGATGATTTACTTAAAGCTCTATGCCGAACCATGGACCAACGCTTAAAAGCTGGCTTGATTAAGGTTAAGGGGATGGCTGAATAATGATACTTGGCATCGATGTGGGTATTACTGATTGTTTAGTTGTTCTTGACGATGAAGATAATTATAAATACAAAGGGCATTTACACATGCCAACAATCAAAGTGGGAAGCAATACACGTGTAAATGGGGCTGCAATTGCAGCTTGGCTACATAACTATGATGTTTCTCACGCATATATTGAGTTGGTTAATGGAATGCCTAATCCTAAAACGGGCCAGTCGATCGGTACGGCCAGCGCCTTCAGCTTTGGTCATGCTGCTGGCTCAATAGAGGGGGTGTTGCAAGGGGCGCTTATACCGTTCTCAACTGTAACCCCTGCCAAGTGGAAAAGAAACGCTAGACTTCTGAAGCGTGATAAAGATGCAACTCGCAGTAGAGCAGTACAGCTTTACCCTAGTGTAAGAGACTTGGACCTTATCAAAAAAGGACAGGCATTAGGCGATGCTATATTTATAGCAAGATGCGCCGTTAATCCACTGTAACCAACCTACCGAATCCCTTGTAAATTAAGGGATTCAATAATAATTAGAATTTACCAACCATGATTAATAGTATAAAATTACATTTTATTTAACTTTTTATTAATCTTGGTTTACTTTTTATGGATGTACAGAGAAGCACCGCCGCAAAAAAAGAAACAACCGCTTATCAGAGCACTTTAAAAAAGCCCTCAACCACTAATACCTCTTCACGACAAGATCAAGCTTTATTGAGTTGTGAAGTGGGCGTTCGTATGCGTGAGAGTCGCATCATGTCTGGTTTATCTCAAGTAGATGCAGCCGCAAGACTTGGTTATGGAAATTCATCAAAGCTTGCCAAGATTGAGAAGGGCCAATCAAGCCGAATTCCTCTGTGGGTACTTCGCAAAGCCGCAATACTTTATGACGTATCTTGCGATTACCTATTAGGGGTAACAGAAACAATGGAGAGAGACGATGTAAGTCATGCATCACTCAGAGAGCTGCATGCTTTCATGTATGCAGACTTTGATCGCCGTCATGCTCAGGATATTGCTGCAATGGTATCGCTTAATAATACCGTAGTAACCATTAAACAATCTATTATCATCGCTGGTATGCAAGCTCAACAAATGGATGAAGCAAAGATCTTTGTAGAGAAGCAACCAGAATGGCAAGAGATCAGGGGTGGCAACCGCTTAATGAATAGCATTGATCGCATAACCCATACAATTAATTCAACAACAGTAAAGTTCAAAGATCTACAGAAAACTATGCAAGCCAAGTCGGGTACTGAATACCAGATGAATCTATTGCTTGAAGCATAGTAGAGGGGGCAATTCGCATGGCAAAAAGATTATCTGAAGCGGAATGGGCAAAGGTTAGATATGACAGGGAACATAAAGGGCTATCATTCCACGAACTAGCAGAGAAATACAAAGTAAGTAGTGCAACCGTATATAGGAAGTCTAAAGCTGACCATTGGAAAGTACCTGACAATCCTGAATTGGGGAGCGAAACAAACGAAACACGAAACGAAACAGGTAATGAAACGGGTAAACCTGTTGATTCTAAAAAGATAGAGCCAAGTTGTTTCTCTGATAACGAAACGGATAAGCCTAAACGAAACAAACCTAAACGAAACGAAACGGCAAACGAAACAACCAAAGATCCTAAAGACTTTGATATTAAAAGTTATGTATCTACGCTAACTCAGAATTTTGACCCATCGCGTGCGCGAGATAAGAAATATCTGAACTATCAATTAAGTCAGATCGATGAGCATTTAGGTGATCTATCAAGTGTGTTTGATGGCTGTGGCTTCAGTGGTAAATATCGACCTGAATTTGCCCGTATTGCTTACAACATTGCTTTACTTGGTGGAACCCCTGAGAGCTTAGGCAAGACTCTAAATGTATCTGAACAAACTATTTATAACTGGTTAAACACATATCAGGAATTTCATATTGCTTGGCACGGCGGCAAAGAGTTTGCAGACGCTAATGTAGTAAAGGCCCTCTATAAGCGTGCGGTCGGTTATCAAATCGTAGTAGAGGACTATAAGACCGAAAAAGGTGAATTAGTTCCAGTTGAAAAAACACTGGTATTTGCTGGTGATGTACAAGCTCAACAATTTTGGCTCAAGAACAGACGACCTCACGACTGGAAAGAAAAGGTTGAGGTACAGGAAGAAATTAAGGTTGCTGTCATCGATAAGGCGGCAGCTGATGAAATGTACACAAGAGTAATAAACAAAGCAGCTGAACTGAAATCTCAATTCAATAATCGTGCTCAGCGCTTAGGTTTAGTTTTAGATGGTGAATCGAAGGAAGTAGACAATGATTAATCAAAGCCCAATTTCAATCGTAGCGGCCGTATCAGTGATCTCTACGGTCCTAATTATACTTGCATACCTGTATTTCCTGAATCGATGCCCTCACCAGTACCGCCGTGTTGCTTCAAACCAGCATAAGGCCATTTTGCAATGCCAAAGATGCCGAAAGGTGAAAGTTAGGAGAATAGGGTAATGCTTTTACTATTATTGTTTAAGTTGCCCTTTTGGGTGCTTGTGCCGATAGGTATGTTAATTGAGGCATTTATCTATTCTTTGCTTGTAAAGTGGATGTGGTCCAAAGGGGCAATTTCTCTAAATGTTGACATTAATCTGATTGCTATTGATTACGTCTTTTTTTCCCTTATTGCAACGTTTATTAAGAGTTTTGATGTAGCGCTGAATATGAAAGGAGATCTTGTTGGCATATTTTTTATAGTTGTCATATTTATGATTTCTTACTCTATGCCTAAACGTTGGGTAGCTAAAGAAAAATAACCCATTAAAAACCGCCATATCCTTTGTAAATCAACGTATATGGCTATAAATCCAACACTTAGGCCAATAACTATAAATTTGTGACTACAAAAGCAGCAAAAACCCAATAAATTAGATTTTATATAATCAAAAAATTAAGTATTATTTAATTTCCGTAATAACAGTATCTAAGATAATGGCTATACATTTTAGTACCTACGCCCTAAACAATCGCTTGCAATTTGCATCCCAATTCAGCAACGCCGTCTTGGTTAATGGCTTTGGTCATAACTGCGAGGGAGCGTTTGATTATGTTCGTAACGTTATGAGCATCCCTTATCAGTACGGCGAACCATCTGAGCGTGAAATAGCTGTGTGGAAGCGCAACCAAGCCCACCATCCTAGCTTTGAGTTAAGCAACGCTACTTTTCTCCCTTCAACAAATTAATTTCGGAAATCATCATCATGCAAAACGGCTTAGCATTTATTAACGGTAATAAATTTCAACAAATGGGCAAAGCGGTCGCTAAAAAAGTGGACCAAGTAACAGGTAAATACGTCATTAAAGATCAAGAGCGATCAGCAGAGGTTTTTGAATTGCTCGGATTTGCTTGTAAAGGCATGAATGGCGGCATGGAAGTGCGCTTACGTTCAACGTATAGCGGCCAATGCTTTACTCTCCCTAACTTTTGGGATATTCGCCCTGCATTCCCAAATGAAGCACAGGCAAACGCTCGTCAAGGCTCAGAGCAATTCAAACAATATTGGGCAAATAATGCCTTCTCATATTAATCGGCCATCTACAGGCAGCAAGTAGGCCACGTGCCTACTTTTTTATATCCAGTAAAAACAGAATTGTAAATCAAGTATATGAACCATCTTATTTTTTCTCCTAAAGACCGCCAGCACTATGACTGTGAGCAATGCCGAGCTGAAGCTGGGGCTTTCCCTATGTACATGATCTGTTGCCCTGATTGCGGCAATAAACGCTGTCCTCAAGCGATTAACCATCGCAACTCATGTACACGTAGCAATGAACCTTACCAGCCGAGAGAATTTTGATATGAGCAAGCGTAAACCATATAACCCAAAAAAATTGCAACAACTTGCTCTATCTAAAGCGCATCAACTCTACACGCTTTCAATGACTTTCATGGTTGACGATGTGAATGAGTCAATCGATAAGTGGCGCTCGGAAAACAACTGGACTGAAAAGGAATCCACGCCTAAGCATGTTGTTTATGAGGTATATCACGGCGATTTAATTATATGCCTTAGAAATGAACTCATCCCTTTGGTGCAAGAGTGGTTTTTTGGGATTGATTCACATTACTACAACTTGGAAACAGACGAAGCTTTAACGGTTCCGTATCAATTCACGACACCGCTTATGTCTTTTGAGGAGTTCCGTTTCGGGTCTGAAATTAAGGTTAATAGAGGGCATGGACTAAAAACGCGCTGGAAGGGCATTAATGACGAACTTAATCAAATGTTGCTTGCTGAAGTTCCAGAAGGGTTTATTCGTGTTAAATCCCAAGCACTATTACAAGTGAAGACTAAATTTAATTCACCTGTGGATTATCAGCATTTTATCTTTGCAAAACAGCTTCGTGATGCATCAAAAAAGGCTGCTTAATTATGAAGTCTACCTCTCTTAAATTATCGCTTTTATGCTTTGCCATTCTGGTCAGTTTTGGCTGTGAAAGCCGTCAATGCTTGGCCTATGTGAATACCAGCAAGACTTTATTTACTCAAGTGGATGTGGGGTCCGTTAATGGCTTTCCCCAGTACATTTCTATCCCTAATTTAGTCACAGAAAAAACCTGTGTTAATTACTCAATAAAAAACATGGAATTTAACAAATGAGCATGAGTGCAGCTGAATTTATCAAGAATCATCAAATTGAAACGGCTATTCAAGCGCTCAATGAACAATTTGAAAAGGGTCGCTACGCCGTTGCTGTTTGGGTATATGAGGGCCGTATTACTTACGGCGCTACTCATTCCCATGGCACTACGGATATTAAAGAGCTGAAAATCCTTGTTCAAGCACTACAGCCAGTGGTTGATGCAGGGGGTATTGAGGGTGCACGGACCAAGCTGGTCCAAATGGGTAATCGAGACGAGTATGACGTTGATTATGTTGTCGACTTGAATTACGCAATCAAAATGTGGGGGATAGTGCATGGCGTTTAAGGTTGGCGATCTGATTGTTAATGATCACCTTGAGGATGTGTTGCGAGTGGCAAGCACTACAACACGCCACCTTTATGTCGAAGCGATGAAGGGTGGGAAATTTATGTTTTATGGGCGAGTTCCAAATCGAGTTAAGCAAAACAGGCTTGCTAATCCTGAAGAAATAGCCAGCGGCAGCCGTACTGATCGAATTAAAGGGAAATGCCAGTGTTAAAAATCCCTAAATCTGCCCTGAAAGAAATCGAACAGGGTGCTTTATTTGTTATTAATCATTCTGGCGGTAAAGACAGCCAAGCGATGATGATCAAGTTACTTGAAGTTATACCAAGGAATCAGATCTTAGTTGTCCATGCATCACTGGGCGAAATGGAATGGCACGGCGCATTAGAGCACGCCAAGCAACAGGCCGATGATGCTGGTGTACCGTTTATCATTGCCAGCGCTGCTAAAACCCTTCTGGAAATGGTTTTGCATAAGTTTAAAACCCGTGTGTATGTACCTTCATGGCCATCATCTGCGAACCGCCAATGTACAAGTGATTTAAAGCGAAATCCTATTGTGCGTGAGGTGCGCCGTTATGCAAATGCAAACGGATTCACCAGAATTGTTAATTGCATGGGTATGCGTGCACAAGAATCTTCAAAACGGGCAAAAAAGGCTGTCTGGGAGATCAACAAAAGTGAACATGGCCGTGCTGGGCGGTCATGGCATAACTGGTTGCCTATCCACACATTAACTACTGAGGAAGTCTTTAAGACAATTTCTCAGGCAGATCAACAGACTCATTGGGCATACAAAGAAAATGATCGTTTGAGCTGTGTTTTCTGCATCTTTTCCAGTGAAGGCGATTTAGTTCATGGTGCGATCAATAGGCCAGAGTTATACGCCCTGTATTGCAAGATTGAAGAAATCACAGGCTATACGATGCACATGAGTATGAAGTCATTGCCATCGATCACAGGTATCCAGCCAGATTACTTATTGCTAGGCAAATATTCAGGTCTATTAAGCAAATTTAATGCCGCCGCTAAACGGCGCAAACACATTCCAATATTGGAGATTGCAGCATGAGTAAGCAAGAAGTTTTGAAACTCTACCCGAACTTAAAATGTGTAAGAACTCAAAAACACCCCTCGCTTTTTGAAATTCAAACTGAAACTGGTAGATGTTTCTATGAGGGCGGCTATTCCGCTAAAAAAACGTGGTGGGGTTTATACACCCGAATCCAGCGTGACCCTGATTACGACCCTTACTGGCGAGACAAAATGTACAACGAGGATGGGTCATACAAGTGATGCGAAGTAAATTTGAAAAATGGCACTATCTTGATTTCTGCAATGTCAATCAGAGTGAAATTCGGACCAAACCCGTAAACTTTATAACCTCATTTTCTCAATTGATGAAAATGATGTTGAGAAAGAAGCCCAGTATCGTGCATGGCAACACTGTCAGACTGAGGTTAACGTGCTAAGCCAAAAATTTGATCAGATTATTAAGCTCATTAGTAATAAGCGCCAAAAAAGCTGGGCGACAAACATTGAATTATCAAACGCTCTCTATGATTTAGAGCAAGAGCTATACCAAGTAATCAAAGGCGGTGAAGAATGAGCCAAATAGTATTTTTATTCTTGTGCATCGTAGCAGCTGTTGGATTCTTACTAGGATTAACTGCTGGGTGGGCTGTATGGGGCTAAACATGAGAAATAATGCTATTCGCCTAATCCAGCATTACAAGATAGATCTTGCTAAACAAATCATTGAGAACCAGCCTGAGTTTGTCCTCAATGAAATCGATCAAGCTGAAACGATGTATAACCGCCGTACACAGAAATACATTGTTAGGGGGCCACAAAGCGCCATGATTCAGCTTGAAAAGGGTAGCGCTGATTACTTCCATTCAACTATGCCTTATCACTCAAGTTTTTATACAGAGTGTGCCCAGCTGAAGGAGCTGATACGCCTTATTGCTTCACATGACCTTATAGAGCGATTAGGCGGCTTACATGCGGCTAACACTGCGATAGATTCATGTAATTGGATGGAAAAGGCTTATTGCTTCAAATTGCGCCATGGGTGCATTAAATCTGATTTACCACGTGATTGTTGTGTTGATATTGAACTAATAAAGCAAGCTATTGAGGATTGGAAGTTGATCTATGAAATCTCTGAGGTGATGAGTAAATGAAGAACCTTTTAGCGCCGTTAATCACAGGTCTAATGTGCTTCATTCTTGGTAGTGCTTACAACCTCAGTAATTGGTATGAAATGGCCCAAAATGAGGCATTCATAGAGATTGGCGGCAAGGTTTATAAATTCGTTGAGCAAAAGACGGGGAAATAATATGAGAGTAGGTGATCAAGTAGTTATCGGCCCTAACATCAATAAAGATTGGAATCCTAATGGCAAGCTAACAATCATTAATATTCAGATAGGGAAAAGGTCTGGCTATGAATATATAACTGTTGTAGATGAGTCAGGAAACAGATTCCATGGCGGCGATAACTGTTTTAAATTGATCGGCAGTAGAGTTTAGGGTCATACCAAACCTTTAAATTCAGGATTTGAAATCTCTAATTCGCCATTCTAAATGCGGAATAAAGCCTGTAATTTAAAAAGTTAATATAAGGCGGTAATTAACCGCCTTTTTTAATAGCTGTTATGTATTCCATAACCAAGTCCAGTGCTATACCAGACAACCACTGTATGAAACGCCAAGAAAATGAAAGTAATATAAGCAAGTTGCTTTGTGTTTATAGAGGTCTTGGCATATAAATACCCAATAACACCCCCAAAAATTAAGCTGAGTAAACCACAAGCAAAAACAAATATTCTAAATGCTGGGCTACACCCTTCAGCGCATACTAGCGCATTGGTAAATATTGACTCGTAAAGCCATGGAAGCCCGAAAAAAACAATGACGACAAACAACATGCCCAAGATGGTAAATAGCGCCTTTTTCATCACTTCACCTCAAAAAACCAAATGCGTTTTGATGCACCAAGATCTGAATAAACACGATATATTCTGGATATGCCTAAAGTAAACCGTAGTGTTGAGGCCCAGTTGGGTGTTAGTGACTTCCCATTCCACAGATCTATATGCCCACCGCTGGCCGCATCCGAACTTTCGCCGTCTCGACCCCAGTATTCGCCAAAAAAGACAATACCTGTTTTACCCTTAATTGTTTTCTCCCAGTCCTTACCTGTAATTACCACAGCAGGGCCAATACCACAGACAGGCCGTGTTTTAAGCCAGATTGCCATCTCATTTGCACGAGTTGCGGTAGCCATTCCTTTTAGAACGATACGACCAAGAGTAGGGGCCTTGCCTTCAGGTTTAATATTGTTCTGCGAGAACGTGCTCATTTTAACGCCTACTTTATGTAGTGTTACGCTCAGCCTAATAGCGCACTGATTCTCAAAACCTGACGGGGCCTTGCCATTCACCTGATAGGGTGCGCCTTCCTCATAGTTAGCCCATAGCTCTTTGAAGGTTACAGGAACCACACCAGCCATGCCGCATGATTGAACTGAGCCACGTTTAGGATTGGTCTGAACTGTACCTGTTTGATTAACTGGCATCGCTATCACCCTGACTTTTCTCTATAGCGGCCTCACCTAAAAAGAGCTGGTATGAGCCTTGCCCTTCAGTAGTGACCCTTGGTAACTTCCCATCAGTGCCAATAACGCCGTTAAATGTTTTGCCTTCTTGGGTTTCAATAAAGTAGAGCATACCTTCAGCGAAATGAAATTCAGCAACACTTTGTTCATCAAAAACAGGGCTGTTTGAATTAATAAAATTACTCACTGCTGAGCTGCTATCACTTGCGCCTGAACCTGTACCGTCAGCACGTAAGACCAGGCTTTGGTTAGGCATGTAAGAAGCCCCACAGGTTGCCTTATCACCAGCCATGATGATAGTTCTACCAGCGGCTTGCAAAAATCCTCTGCCAGACGATTGGGCCGAAACCATAGCTTTACACTTAGGGCAAAAGTGACGCATTCCTTCAAGATGAACAGGAATACCCTCTACTAGAAATGAACTTTCAGCCTCTTGGACAATACCGCCGTGGTTGGTCATACAGCCTTTTGTTATTAACGCCTTCATTCTTACTTAATATCCAAAATTATTAAAATTAAACTATTGGTAAACTTTCAAATTATCTGACAAATATTGTCACCTTTCTAATTTCTATGCAAATCCCTGCCTAAAATATTCAAAAACACGGCGTTTTATGCATAAATAAAAACACTATATGTAATTAAAACCCATATAAATTAGATTATATTTAATTAATTGTGATAATATCACCCCTCATCTATCAAACAAGGCTTACTCAAAATGACCAATCCAATTTGCCCGTACTGCGAAAGCACATCAGAACTCGTTAAGGGTTCGGTTATCTACCCTAAACGACCAGACTTGGCCGATTTAGATATGTATCAATGTGCCCCATGTTCCGCTTATGTGGGATGCCATGAAGGTACTCTGAAGCCATTGGGTCGCCTAGCGAATGCAGAATTAAGACAATGGAAAATGAATGTCCATAAAGTGTTTGACCCATTATGGAGAAGTGGCGCTATGAAGCGTGGTGATGCATATAAGGCATTAGCTGAAGAAATGGGTATTGAGCGCAAAGACTGTCATGTAGGCATGTTTTCAGTTGATCAATGCAAACAGGCGTATGCGATCTGTAAAAAGGGGGCGTTGATTGGTGCTCTGGTAAATAATATGAAATCTAAGGCGGTGGCAGTATGAGTAAAAAAATAGTTTTTTGGGGTTTAGAGGTTGATATACCTCATTATTATGATGCGATAAAAATACAAGGGCTTTTTGATCAGTTTTATAAAACTGATACTCGTCTTGGTAAGGTTAAAAACACTTTGTTATTGGCTGAGTTCATAGGCGATGAAGCATTACTTGCAGATGTGAAAGTCCTTAAAACTTTAATCGATGCGCTTGAAATTATTCCTACCAATGATGCTTTTGATGCTTCAGGTCATATCTTGGGAATATGTAAGCGCATAAGACAATTTCTGTTTATCAATGATAAATCTGGCCTTTTAAGTGGACCACTACAAAATTATTTCTTGGAATTTGTTGAGTAATCTAATGTTTAAAAGAAAGGGTTTTGTTCTCTCTACATCACATGACCACCTTGATCATCAACCAAATGTAGAAAATCTTGCTGAAGTTGTAGCTCAAAACAGTCTCACTGGATTAATTCAACAAAAGAAAAGGGAAGATCTTTATTCGGTTTTTGTTGACCTAAATACAACGGGTCAAAACTCATGGTCAACAACTTGCTATGTCAATCAACAGCAAGAAATTGTAGATATATGGCCTGAACTTGAACGGCAGCGGAAGATCTTAGCAAAATTTAATCACGACAGACTTATAGCATTTTTATGTCTAGCCCAAGTTCTACACACCTATATGGAATCACAGCACAATCGCCCACCTGAAAAGAGATTTGTTCCTGAAGCTGGCCGAAAAACTGGATTAGTTCAAGCCGAAAAGGGCTGGCTTATTGATGGGTATTATTCAAGAGCGTTCGATCAGAACAGAGTGGCAACTATCAAAATTACGGATTTAATCTAATGACAAATAAACCTGAACTATCTTTAGCCTTTGTTGAGGCATGTATTACTGAACTGGAAGCAATGAAAGGCCGCTGTAACCTTGATGAAGTTCCATTTTTAAAGTTAGCCACCGTCAGTATGGAAATTGAATTTCGTGATACAGGCAAGACTATTTCCTATGAGCTGGATGAGCTTATCGAAATGAAAGCAAAGCTCTTGCAAAACGATAGCTCATTACAGCCTGTTTTAGGGGGTACACCGTGAGTCTTTGGCTTGATGCAACCGTTTGCCTATCGGATAAGTTACACCCTCTTAAATCGCCTCTAAAGGGCGTTAAAGCGACATTCAAAAAACATGGTATAGATTTTGACGAAAAGCACTTTGAAGGTTCGTTAAAATTGGATGCCAAAGGTAAAGATATTTTGGTCTCTATCTGTAATCCAGATGGTTACGTTGACGAGATACACGCCGCATTCAAAGATATGGTTAAACAAGCTTGGGTTGGTTCTATATCCATTGAAAGCAATTACTATATGTAGGTATGAAAAAGCTCAACAATGTTGGGCTTTTTTTACACCTATTGAAAGATCACTTTTGAAATCCCAACTTTAAATCTATTCTGCAAATCCCTTGTTCTACAAGTGAATCCATTTGTTGAAATCCTACACATAATTTGCATTACCTAATCAAAATGGCTAAAATAAAATCTAGTTTTAGTAGTGCGGTTGTTGCACTACATTCCAGCAATCGATTTGCAATGATAGCTGGAAAGCAATTTCAGGATTCGGTAGAACCTGACCCAACGTAATATCAGGATTAACCTGAAGTCGAGCCAGCAGATTTTGTAGTTGGCTAAGACTCCTTGCGGAGTTAAGTAGTTATGAAAAAGTTAGTTAGTAAAGACAATCAACAGCTCAATCCTGCGATGGTTGAACTTGTTCGCATGGGTTATGGACTTGGCAACACTATTGTTAGTGCACCGACTCGTGAAGGAATAAGACAAAACCTTCGCAGCTCACTAGCAGCGGCCAAGGAACGCATGAGAAAGGATGTCACAACCTAAACCCAAAGTTGAAAGAAAGTACATTTCCAAAGTCGGTCTTCACGATTTGTTTTATGAACTAAGTGAAGAATTAGGCTACGAAGTTGAAGAAATAGAAGATAATTATCTCGATGCACTTGCCAATCTAATCGAACTCTGGACAAAACAGGGCTACATTGAAGTTTATGTAGATAGCAAAGATCGTAAATACGGCAGGTGCAAACCTTCAGATGAAAAGCAAAATTCTGTACCTTGGTATATTGGTGTTCATCACGCTAGATTATTAAGCACCATGGAAGATGATCCACTTATTGTGATCATTTTTGAAGAGCTGGACGAAAATGGCGAACCTAATACGATTGCCAGTTTGCGTTTCTTGGCCAATCATGACTTAATGTTTGGCGAAAAAGGTAGAGACAAATATAATCCAGCCAAACTTAAAGCCCTAAGAATGCATATAGACAGCCTTATACAAGAAGGCAATAAATATACAGCAGAGCAAATTAGGCTTAATAGAGAAATGCAAGAATCTAAATGAATTATGAAGCCCCTTAATTGGGGCTTTGTTATATCTGGAACCTGACTAAAGTAATTTTCTTTGTTCTGGCAACCCATAAAAATACTCAAAAGTTACAGGCTCAGTAGATGGCCCACCTTGAACAACGACAAGTAAATTAAGCTTTTCTATTACTTTTACGTATTCATCATATACGCCAATCCGCTTATCACCCTGTACACTTTTAGCACCCTGAGTTAGCGCCGTGAGCTTGTTACTATAAGCTTCAGTCGTCTTTTTGAGGCCGTTAGCTTCAATTTCACGGGTAAGATTGGCGATTGTAGTCATAGCTTTTGTAAAACCTCTTTAAAGCCTTGCAGCTGGGCTGGGGTAATATCAAGTCTTTTACATAAGGCGTTTAAATTTGACCCGTCAAGCTGGTTATATGCCCACATAAGAGTCGCAACCTTGTTGTCAGCAAATCCATTTAAACGTTCGATTTTTTCACCAATATACGCCGTGTCATTCGGCATTTTTTCCTCTAATATTTCTATGATTTTTAAGGCAACGTAGTTTAAATTTTCTTTGCTCAATTTGTATTCCTTCGTATAAAAAAGCGTATAAGCCTCTATTCTGTACCGAACCGATTTCTTATGCAATGACACTTTAAATACAAGGCATTTGGGGGAATATAAAGGACAAATAAATTATATTTTGTATTATAATTAAATTATATTTTATTTAATTTATGAGCTTTACAATGATGGACGATACTAATTTAGTTGGTTTTTGCTACAAAGAAGGCTGGTATCAAACCAATGATTTTATTCTTGATAAGCTAGCTGAACTTAAAAATGAAGATTTAAGCTATGACGATTGCTTGGCCGCTTGTGGCTACGGCGAAACGCCAGAGCATGATTTCTCTCGTAACCCTGAAAGCCCTTATTTTATTAAAGTGTTCTCTACATTGCATACCAACTATCCTATGTACCTTGTTCAAATGAGCATTACTGAAGAAATGCACACGGATAACTTTGTATGTAAAGATGGTTTAAGCCTCTTAGATCTCTTATCGAAATTAGCGCCAATTGTGAGCCTAAAATTAAATTGTGAAAATCCGTTTCAGGTACTTCACTTACAACAGGCTAAACCACAGAAGAAGGTTAATAAACAGCCTTAAAAATTATATTTTATATAATTTTATTTGCAAAAAGTTATATAAAGACTTATATTTCAACGCAAGCAGCCTATTGTATTCGATCTATCTTTAGGCTGGTCTGATTCGTTGAATTTGTGAGATGTTGGGTTTTACGAATGGGTGGGAGTCCTCTCAACTAATCAGATAATAGGGGGTTAAAGGTTTTTCTATGTTGTCCTTTAATCCCCTTAACTTTGCGTCTTTAGCTCAGTTGGATAGAGCATCCGCCTTCTAAGCGGATGGTCACAGGTTCGAGTCCTGTAAGGCGCACCACAAATTCATTTTGCCGTAGCTCATGGCGTTGTGTAGGTGGTGATGGGGTCCGAAAGAATTGTATTGCTATAACCTTATTAAGTATTGATAAGGTTGCGAAGATTACTCCTTGATCGCGCCGCTGGAGATCGTCCAAAAGCAAGAAGTAGCCGCACTTCAATGTTCCCCCTTCTTTATATGATTAGGGGTAAATAATGAGTTAGACAGGGTGAAGTGTCATCGCAACCCATATACTAATTTCCCTTGATTAGGTCGAAACAAGGACTATCAAATACCATTTTATCTTTCTATCCCTTAGCCGCACACCCTCCGCAGCTAAGGGTTTTTTTTGCCTGTAATTCAATACAGGAAAACTCAAGCTTTTCGTCATTTTTCATTGTTTTAAATACGGGTTTGTACTGATCAAGACAAACCATGGCGAATACTGTGAAAAGAACAGATAAACGAGCATTAACCAGAGTCAAAAAGAGATTTAACTATTACCGCAGTCTGACGCTGTTAATAGGCAGTCTTAGTGCTTTTGCTTGGTTAAATCACATTTATGAAACAACATTTACTGTCACTGGATGCATGGCTGGTGCATCTTGTGCCGTAGATATAAATGCCATGGGGCAGACTTATTATGTAGTTGGCTGGCTTGTTCTTGAAGCCCTCATTTTTACGGCTTTCTATTTGGCAATTAAAGTCGATGATGTGGCCGTATTTCTGGTCCAATTAAAAAAAAACATATTGCGCTGGTAGAGCTGCAAACGGCATATACCCATAACGCCAATATCACGGCAATGAGAGATCACAACGAGGGAACCTATCACAGCAAGATCTATTCGGGGGCCGTCCGAGACATAGAGAACATTATCAATAAGTGATGTTCTGATATGGCTAAAAGAATTTTACTACATGAGGACCCACGCTGGCTCGATTTTTGTGAACGGTTTGCGCCAGATATTGTGCGCTTTGTCATTGAGGTTATCGGCTTAGAGCCTACACCACACCAGATAGAGCTTCACAGATCGGTCGCATGTTCTCGATCACGTACCAGTGTGGCTTCTGGTCATGGTACTGGTAAAACTTCTGGTACTTCTCACATTGTTTTATGGCACATGCTCTGCTTTCCAATGTCAGTGACGCTTATCACGGCCAACGACATGGACCAGCTGAAGGCAACAATGTGGAAAGAGATCGGCACGAACGTAGAGCGTATAAGAGCAAATAAAAACTACGGTTGGATTGCTGAACATATTGAGGTTTTAGCCAATGCAACAATGCGTGTACGTGGCTTTGAAGATACTTGGTTCGTAGAATCTAAAACGGCTAACGCAAAAACAGCCAACAAAATGGCTGGCCGTCACGGTGAATGGCTTTTAATTATTGTCGATGAGGCAAGTACGGTACCAGACGAAGTAACCACAACTTTACTTGGTGCTTTGACAGAACAGCACAACCGAATGTTAATGAATAGCCAGCCGACAAGAAACGCTGGTTTCTTCTGGCGTACTCATTTCGAGCTGGCGCTTGCAAACGGCGGTGAATGGAACAATTTACGCTTCAGCAGTGTGGATTCTCCGCTGGTATCAGATGACGCATTAATGGCCCTCTGGAACTCATACGATGACGATGAGCGCCGTGTACGTCTGCTCGGTTTATTCCCTCAAGATTCATCAAAGCACATGATGAGCTTGACGGTTGCTATGTCCATGTATGAAAAGGGCAGAATTATCCAAGATGATGAGCCTTATGGTTACTTGCTGACAAGTGACGTAGCTTCGGGTGAGGGTATCCGTGACAAGTCAGCTATTGTGGCTATACGTGTGATTGGTTACGGCAGCTCTGGACCAGACGCAAGGCGAGTTGAAGTAGTGGAGATACCACTATTCACTAATAGCGTGCGATCTAACAAGCTTGCTGGTGTGATTATGGGTTCAGGAACCGACTATCCTGATAATTCAAAAGTTGTCGATAGTGGCGGTCTTGGTATTAACGTATGCCAAGATTTAGAAGATGCAAACCAAGTAATTAAGCGTGTTAACTGGGGTAATCCGTGTTTCCAGAATAAGAATAAGGACCGCTATTTAAATTTACGTGCTCAGGCAATGCATTCTGCTGCTCTGGCGGCTAAAGATGGCAGATTGAGTATCTTGACGCATACATACAAAAAAGAGCTTCTGGCGCAATCTAGCCGCATTCCCAAGACATTCACAGATAAGGGGCGTATTAGAGTGCCACCGAAACACTCAGCAGAATGGGAGGGTATGGGTTCCCCCGATTTATGGGATGCTATTTGCTTCGCCTTTTTAGAGGACGTAACGTACATTGCAACCGATAAAGAGAACGCTGTGGAGAGTATGGCCAAAGTCCTAGAGGAAGAAGCTGAAGCCCTGTTTGATGACATTGAATAATAAAAAAAACCCCTTATTTTGGTTCTTTATCTCTAAAAAATGCGATTACAAAGGCCAGCGCCATATCATTTGTAATCTTATTTCCGTTCTCATCCTGTGTAACGCAATTTAAAAACTCTTTGAAGTGCTCGGTATCAGTTACTTCCGACACTGCACCAGTATCTTTAAATTCCTGAAGTTGCAACTTGGTAGTCCTTAAAAGCTCTATATCGGCTACAGACAGATAATAATTTTTCTTGGTCAAACCTAAGCGCTTTTTACGTTCTTCAGTAACCAATCGTCTTTCATATTCTGTCTTGGGCCTTGTCGTCATAACCATTGCTACCTATTCGTGAAATTTAATGAAATCTTCAATTGAGTCAAATACAGGAGAGTCTAAGTCTAAATTTTTGATGGCTTCAACTTCCTTCGTGAAACCTAAGCGCTCAGCAATTTGCATATATGCGCTGGTATTGCCTGTTTTGATTTGCATGATGGCCGCACCAGCACACTGACTTGTTTGTTCGTCATAGATATACTCGCTTTTTTCTTCACCAAACTCATCGTAATCATCGTAATCCTCGGCTCCGAGGTTCGTTGTTTTATGACATGGGAATGAGTGCCCCATACGGAAAGTATCAAACGCAATGCCTTGTGCACGTTGTTCGCCTAACCAGCCTTGATAATCCTCTGGTAGATCCTTCCTGAAGGGGCAATCTTTACACGGGCCTTTCAGTTTGAATGACGCTATTTCTTCTTTTTTATCAATGCACATATTTAGCCTAATATTTGATGATGAATGCGTGATAATATCACTAATAAATGATATAAAATATAATTTCTTTGATAAAAATTAGATTTTATATTATTATTCTTGCACGGCGCTCTTATTGCCCACTGTTTTGTGTCAATCAGTTCTCACTGGTCATGCTGGACTGATTAACTCGGTGAAACAAAACAGTAAAAAAGCCAGTGTAAAAGCTGGCTTTTTTTCGTCTGTACTATTCCTGCCTACATCGCTAAATCCAAATAACGGACCAAGACATAAGGCTCCATACCCTCCAAATGCACAGCTTCACCATTTTCCGAGATAAAGCTTTCTGAGGCGCATGTCCAAACTTTCTCGCGGTCTGAAAGCGGCAGATTATGATTATTTATGATAATCACTTTATCGCCTTTTCTTAGGTCCAATTTAGAGGTGTTGTGGTGATACAAGTGAGTTACTTTGCTTACTGGGATGCTATATAAATTAGTTACTTCGCTAATAATATCTAAAACATAAGGTGCACCTGTTTCACCAAGCACTTCCTCATAACCCTCTAAATACATAGCTTTCAAACCAATTTTTAACACTTCTAAGCTCAAACCCAAGCTCTGTATTCTGATAATGCCTGATATTATTTTTTTTGCTTCCGCCAAATTATCAGCTTCAATTGTATGGACTAAATCAGGGTTACTTTTAACAACAAACCAGACTTGATAATTAAAATCTAAATTTTGCTCTGAATCATGCATAACGATTAAGTGTTGAGAAGTTTTCTGAAGCGTATGATCACCTTGCCATTCGCCACAGATCACGCCGTCCTTATCTCGTTCAATAACCGTATAACTTCCATTTTCGCGCTGGAAGATCTCAAAATTAGTCTTAGTAGGTTTTTTAAATTGTTTCATGTCGTAGCCGAACAGTTTGATTGATGAATAGTGATAATATCACATCGATTTATTAATAAAACATCATATTACAAGTAAATTTATGAATGAGCGCTCTTTATTTGAACTCGGTTCATATCTTTTTCATAACTTTATGTTATCTTTATCTCAAGCAGTAATAGCCTTACTGTTTGATGATGATTTCTGGTTCGCCAGAAAGGAAAAGCCCCTTTTTAGCCGAAGGGGCTTTTTTTATTCATGCTTCCTTTGCTTTTTGGCGTAACTCAAACACCTGTAGGGAAACATAAGCATTAGGTTGCTTGCCGCTGTCAACACTTCTTTCTAGCAATTCTTTTATACTTAGATCACCGCCAGCATCCTGATACTGCTTATACATCGCTTCGGAAATCTCCATTGCAGCCGCGAATGTTTTTGGAACCACTTTAAGAGCATCGCCCAGCTCAAGCGCAAATGCATTATCTTGGCCTTGCAGATCTTCTTTGCGTAAATCCGTTCCCAAGTGCTCAGCATCATTTTTCACGGTCGGTAAAGCTGGTGCACCATCAGGCTTTTTCTTGTCTTTGCCTTTTGGTTGTTTTGTCTCATCACCAACAGTTCGCATTTCACCAGTGCTATTCTTTTCATCACGCATGAATGAAGGCACATAGTCCTTCTTAAATTCAAAACTAAATGAAATACCAGTGATGCTGCGGCCAGTACGATGATAGTTTGCTGTAGCGGTAATATCTGACTCTAAGTTAATAATCTCAAGCGATTTATCAATTACTTTTTCTTTGAAATTATCCATACGTGTTACGTCTGGTTGTTGCTTCTTGCGGTATTCATGCGACTCGATACCAAGCAACTCTCTAAATGTCTCTAATTCAAATATTTTTGTAGTTCTTAAATGCGTGCTCTTATCCGCTTCAGTGTTTTTATATTTAATAATCAATTCGTAGATACGGCCAGAATAACTGCCCTTTAATCGGCTAATACGTTCAATACCGTATGTAGTAAAATTACCGTTCTCAAGTTGGGTAATAAGCTCAACAGCTTTATCTGAGAAAGCGAACTGCACATAGCCTTCACTGATCTTCTCTTTTTCGCTTTTTGCTTTACTTTGTAACCAGCGGTAATCAGTGAGAGTACCGTCACTTGCTGGCATTGTGAAGCTACGCTCGTACAATGCGTCCATGGCATCGTTCAGGGCGTTGTATGCCGCCGTAATACCAACATCATAAGTTTTCATGTAGTCACTGGCATAGATACGAATAGTCGAATCGATCTTCATATCTTGATCAGTGTTTTTGTCATATAACCGAGTAAGAACGATCGCTAATGATACGATCTTGTTTTCGACTTCAGAAAGCTGGGTTTTAGCATCGATCAAGTTGTTATGCTTGACGACAAGATGGTCAATGTCCGAGAAAAGTAATACAGGTGAGTGCATTAATAACTAGCCTTGTTATTTGATGATTAAACCTACTTTACAGCCAAAAAAATCAATAAACAATATAAAAAGTAGGTTTTAAGGTGGCTATTTAATCAAGAGGGTAATTGCCTGTTTGCTTTTTGATCTTTATACCTACTTTTTGCTTATTTCAGCAACTGCATAACAAATACCACAAATCATTTGTGAAGCCAATATTTATAAAAAATGTAGGAATTTTAGTCTATAAGGCTGTTTTTTCACTAAAAGTAGGTTTTAAAGGGGGGAGGTTCTATATGGCTTTCACTAAAAGTAGGTTTTAAACTTGTGACGAGGGCCATTCATTCACTAAAAGTAGGTTTTTATAATTATGATCACGGCCGTTATTCACCAAAAGTAGGTTTTATTAATAAAAAAACAGCCTTTCATTCACCAAACGTAGGTAAATTGCAAAGTTGAACAGAGTTTATTCACTAAAAGTAGGTTCTATAAGTGATTGATTTAAAAATTATTCACTAAAAGTAGGTTTAAACCATTAAAACCTACTTCTGGTGAAAAATTTCATTCACTAAAGGTAGGTTTTACATTCACTAAAGGTAGGTTTTATATTCACCAGTGGTAGGATTTACTTTCACTATCAGTAGGTTAGTATTCACCAGCAGTAGGATTTAGATTCACTACCAGTAGGTTTTAAGTCAAAAATCTTTTTCTTAATCAAAATGTTGCAGCGTCTAAAAAGAAAAAAGAGTTTAAAAGTAAAAAAGATTAAAAAAGAAAAATGGATATTATTTAATTTTTAAAAGCCAAAAGCATTGTGATTTAATTCAATCCTGTCTAGCCTATGAATATTGTAAATCAATTGGTTTGCATTACAACGATAAACATAGAACATAGGTTTTTACATGGCTGGGTGTATTTTAGTGGTTTTTAAAGAAGCTGAAACAGAGCTTCATGCATTATTGGACGCTGATAAGCGATTAGAGCGCTTTTCAAGTAAATTGTATGACGACATAGGCGAAGCATACGAAAACATGAAAATAGCGCAAGCTGAAGGCAAAATAGCGATAATTTTAGATAACGATCTGGTTCAGGACCTTGCAAAAGGGCTGTAAATAGAAATTTAACGGTTTGAGGCTCCACAAAGGGGCCTTTTTAATACTTGCTATTGTGATAATATCACACTATATTGGCCAACCAGATCTCTGAAGGTACAAGTACATGAAACTCGATTATCAAAGCTTTAAGCCAGACGGCTTTAATAAAAATCGAGATCAAGTAGGAACCGTATTAGGTTCACTTGATGATCAACCAATTGTTTGTAGAGCCTATCAAAGCACAAACGGCGATCTAACTGTTGCAGGGTTCATTGGCAAATATAAAATGACTTAACAACTGTGATTAGCTACCGTTTGGGTTAATAAACTCAATGAGGTAAGGTTTTTTTTCGGATGTGATAGTCGTGCTGGCCGCTTAAATTATTCAAATTTGACCTTCCAGCCCGATTACTATTTTGAGCGTGCACCAAAGGGGCTTTTTTATGAAGTTAAAGTTCGTGAGCTTGTCATTTGATTATATTTTATAAATTGCTGGCTATTTAATATAT